TCAACCTATCAGGCTTAGGGATAGAGCATACCATTAATTATAGCGTAAAAATAAATTGCCATGGGGGCAAAATAATTGTTGCCTTTTTCGATTCAGTGAACTATAATAGGTTCAGTTGCACAAAACCTAACTGATAACTGGAGAATGAAATGAGCAACCCACACAGCCATAAAACAATCGGTAAACAAGTAACTGAGCTTGTGGCAGAGCGTGACCGCTTGAAAGAGTTCAACTTGGAATTACTTGAGGTTTTGAAAGAAATGTTAATTGCCAGCGGAGTATCAGAAACATATACCTTGGCTGACAACGAAATTCAGAAGAGGGCACACGCTGCTATTACCAAAGCGACCCAAAAATAAATGTTTACTTTCTGCCCCCATTGAACTATACTTGTTTTCAGCTTCACCGAACCTGATCCGATAACTGATAACCTGGAGATACAAATGCCCTACTTCTCGACTCGCACCGCAGCCCTTCGCAGCCTGATGGACATCTCGGCCGATGCCGTGAAACACGCTAAAGACCTTATCACCGAACGCGCTGACGGCAAGTTCTACTTCGACGAAGATGCTGCCGAACAGTTCCTGAACACCCAAGACGACATCACTAACGCACACCTGGAGAACACCATGACCACCGAAATCACCCTCGAAAACTTCAAATCCGCTTCCACCGCCGACCTCGTGGCTTTCTACAATGACCACGCTGAATCGTCCGTCAAGAAGTTCCGTGACCGCGCTACCGCCGAGAAGAAGGTTCAAATGATCCTGGAAGCCGTCGTCGCTGAAGAGCCGGTTGCCAAGCCCGAACCGATGATTGGTAACATGTCCCTGTCCGACACCGTCGCGTTCGCCAAGTCCGTCGCCGGTAAGAAGGCGAAGATTGCAAAGGCTGAAAAGCCCGTCAAGGCTCCTAAGTCAGATCTTGGCGAAATGATAAAGTCGCTGGTCAAGCCTGAAGTGACCGACGACGTCGCTAAACCTGCTAAAACTCTACTCCCGAACGCTGAAGAAATCCTGAAGCAGCATGGCTGTCCATACTGCGGCGACACGGCTAACGGTTGCACATACGATGACGCGCCAGGTAAAGAAACCGAATATATGTTCTGTCATATATGCAACACGTCATTTAGCTCGGAAGACGGTCATCTCCGCTCCGCTCGCAAGGCTTCTTCCGGTAACCGTCAGGTGAGCGACACCCAAGCAGAGACGATGAAGACCACACTGAAGCTGGACCGTACGATCGTGGCAACCGATGGCGATGAAGAAGCCCTAGTGCTGGGTGAGTGGAAGAACGCCTTCCAAATGTGGAAAGAACACGCCGACTGGATGACCTCTGCTCAGCAAGACGGCCTGACTGCCAAACTGTACAAGGCCGCTAAGGAAGGCAAACAGATCGCAATCACGATCAACGGTCGTGACTTCTACCTCAAGAACGTCTAACAAACCCGAGGGAGCTTAGGCTCCCATCTCTAATAACAGGAGAAAAATAATGACTAACGTAGAACGACTTAGGCAATATCTCATTAAAGCTTCCTTTAGCTCAAATAACGACAAGTTTTCGGCTTTGGAATGTCTTAGCGAGATTAAGCAGGAAAAAGAACTGTTGCTTGAAGCATGCAAATCTGCGGTAGACTCTTTCAACACGCAAGATCATTATAGCGGTGATGTAATGTGCGAGTTAGAGGAAGCCATCGCCAAGGCCACTGGAGAAACCTCATGAACATCTTCATCCTAGACACCAACCCGGTGCTCGCCGCTCAGATGCAATGTGACAAACACGTCGTCAAGATGGTGTTGGAATCAGCTCAGATCCTCAGCACCATAAACGGAGGTCCATACAAACCGACACACAAGAATCATCCGTGTGTGTTGTGGGTTAGCGCTTCCCCTGCCAATTATCAATGGCTATCGCGTCACGCGATAGCTCTTTGTGTTGAATACACGGTTCGCTATGGTAAGCGTCATAAATGTCAGGACATTATAGTAGACTTAGCTATAAGCGACGCGTATGATAATGATGAGAAAGTATCTTTCGTTCAATGTATGCCCGACGAATACAAAGGTGATGATCCAGTGGAGGCTTACCGCCGCTACTACCGAGGAGCCAAGGCTCACTTTGCAACCTGGACTAACCGTGACAAACCGACCTGGTGGGAGAACTGAAATGACTGAACAACAAGGAACTTGCGATCACTGTGGCGAAGAGATGCCGATCTCTAAGCTCATCAAAAGCGATAATGATTACTACTGCGCTGACTGTCATGTTGATGTCGTAGAGGAAGAGGACGTAGAGTACTGCCCAAGCTGTAACGGTTCCGGCGAAGGTCAGTACGAAGGCTGTGTATGTTGGAATTGCAAGGGAAGGGGTGTAGTGTGAAAAATCCCAACAAACTCAGGCTGATGAACGGCGTACTCATTTGCAATGACGGATCATCTGTGACGGACTACCTGCGGGAATGGGCTGAAGAGGCTCAGGTCACATCAGATACCCCGCTCAACCTGATTCGGCAAGATGGTCTTGAGCGTATCCAATCCGATGCCTGGATGTACCGGCACAGCGCGGCGTAGGAGAGCATGAATGACTACCTGTGAGTATTGCAAGACGAGCTCAGAAAGTAAGTCCTCGTGTGTGAATTGCGGAGCGCCTATGCCGAAGAGCGAGACCACCGACTGCGGTCGCGTGAAAGTCACGGCTCGCTACGGCCACGGTTGGACCGACTGGAATGCTATGCTCCGCGTAGATAGTCATGGAAAAGTAACCTGTTTGGAGAATGAGAAATGATTAGGGTAATCGGTAAGCCTCACATAAGACGCTGGTGCGGTATGTGGCTTTGCGCTGGAGCCTATTTTGCTAACTTGGAAATTTACGGATACGGTAAAACTATTCAAGCGGCCTATGACAGTTACCTCACATATTGGAGATTAAAATGAGCAATCCCTCACCCTTCGGCCAACTCCGCTCCAACCCGGCTCCTCGCGACGGAGACGCGGTCACTCTCTCCGATTGCGGTAAGGCCCTAGACGAAATTGACCGCGAGCTAAAATGGCTCGAGGGTCAAGAGAAAGAAACCCTACGTCGCATGGGAGCCTTGCAAACTCAGGCGAAGATGATACGAATGATCGCTCGCCAACTGAGCGGATTTTGAGCTTTACTTTAGAGAAACAACAATAGGGTGTCGCGATGCTCGAACGCATACTACAAAAGGTAGAACGGATACCATTTTCAGGATGTTGGATTTACCTCGGTGAACTGAATCGCAACGGATACGGTACTATCAAAATCAAGGGTAAGCGTAAAATGGTTCACCGTCTCGTCTACGAAGCTATTATCGGCACGATACCGGAAGGCTTGATATTAGATCACGGATGTCGAGTGCGTTGCTGTTGCAACCCCTCACACTTAGAGCCGGTGACTGTCAAAGTGAATACGTACCGAGGAGAGGCTGTGTTATTTTCTGCTGAATAAAAATGACGCTTTACTTTTTCTGCCCCCACCACTATAATTGGGGGCAGTTGTAACCGATAACCCTAACTGGAGAACCAAAATGAGTATTCACCCTGATGTTCTTGAGGCGTTAGAACAAATTGACGCAGCCGTCTTCTCAGGAGACACTTTTCAAACCCAAGAGGCGCGTCAGTGGCTACACAGCTATCTCGAGCGCTGGAATCGGTGGGACAAGACCGCGTCCTATTATGCTAAGGACGGAACGCTGATGAACCCTGAGGGTACCCGTAGTATCTTTGATGACGTAGACGAATAGGATAACCATCATGACCGCCAAACTGACCCAAAAAGCCATCCGTGAGCTGATCGACAATTACCTCCTCGCCGATGTTGAACTCAAGAAGATCGAGAAGTACAAGGAAAAGCTGAAGGCCGAACTCATCGCCCTGGGCGAAGGGGACCACATCGGTAACGCTGGCCAGGTGAGCGTCAGTACGACCGAAACCTCTCGTTTGAACAATGATCTCCTGAAGGCGAAGTACGGTGAAGACCTTCTGGATTGCTACAAGACTTCGAAGTCCGTAACCGTCCGTGTGAAACTTTTTGATAAGGAATGATGAAAATGAAAACGCTAACTCAGCGCGAAGCTAAGGAAGGAGGGTTCGTAATTGATTCATCTTGCTCTCCTAACGTGGCTTATAAAGGTCCTCGCTTCAACCCGACAGAATGGTGTTACGTTAGGTCAGGTGATGAAGAGACCCTGCTCGAGCGTATTGCCGAACTTGAAGAACAAATCAGGCTAATACGAAGCAAGGTATATTCAGCAACTATTTGCCACCCGCAAGGCGTGCAATATCTTCTTGAAGAGGCTCTTGCTATCATCGACATCGAGGTAAAGAAATGAACCGCTCAATTTTCCCCAAGTTCTCCCTGAATCGGACCATCCGATGGGAAGACTACCTCAACGTCCTCACGCCGTGGGAGAATCATCAAGGTATTTGGTTCAAGCGTGAAGACTATTTTGCGCCCTTGGGCTACGGTGGTCCAAACGGTTCCAAGTGTCGTCAACTGATTCACTTGATGAGCAGTAGCCTCGAAGGTAAGACTCACGTCCTCTCCGGCGCGAGCGTCAAGTCGCCTCAGCTTTCTATGAGCGCGATTATCGGAGCGCACTACGGACTGCCGAGCCGTCTTATCGTGGGTGCGACAAAGCCCAAGACGATGTTGTATCACCCCAACCCTCGCATTGCCGCTGGGTTCGGCGCCAAGTTCGAATTCATCAACGTCGCCTACAACCCGGCTCTTCAGCGTGAAGTAGCGAAGCTGACCAAGCCTTCCAGCCTCGTGGTGAAGTACGGTATTACAGTGGATCACAACACGTGTGTGCTAGAAGACCTCGTAGACTTTCACTCGGTGGGCGCTAATCAAGTCGCTAACCTACCTGACGAGGTCGAGGTCTTGATAGTACCTGCAGGGTCTTGCAACTCGCTGGTCAGCGTTTTGGTCGGACTGTACGCGGATTCCAAGAACGTGAAGCTGCTATACACGCTCGGGATTGGCCCTAATAAGATGGAATGGGTGCGTGAGCGCTGCCTGAAGATGGGTATCGACCTTGATCACGCTCCGTTCAAGTGGAAGCATCACAGTCTTCATGACACCGGGTTCTCCACGTATCAGGACAGTATGTCTGAGAGCTTTGACGGGATTGATTTTCATCCGACGTACGAAGGCAAGATGATCCGTTACCTGAAGAGCAAGGGATGGCTCCCGGAAGACGGTACGGTTGGCTTCTGGATAGTCGGTAGCGAGCCTAACCTCAAGATCATTGAACCGTTTTACACGACCGATCCCGAGAGTATCCTGGCCGAAGGCGAGACGGTTGATATCTTAGCCAAGGCTGAAGCGATGTACGACGACATGCCGACCCCGAAACCCGCTTGGGACAACCTCGGAGTCACGACGCAGTCCGTGTGGATTGAGAAAGCAAAGGCGACCGTATGAGCTACTTGAATCATGACCAAATCGTCCAGGCTTGCAAAGCGGGTGCGATAGAAAACTGGTCATCGGAGTGCGTGAATGCAGCCAGCCTAGACTTGCGTTTGGGCGAGACGATCTTCATGGAAGAGCCGGGTCGTACGATTACGCTTTCCTACCGTAACCGCGATCCAATGAGGATGCGTGAGTATACTCTCGGTAAAGAAGGTATCATTATCATGCCCGGCGAGTTCTTCCTCGCGCACACGGTTGAGCAGTGTAACTTCCCGGACGACCTCGCCGCCTTGTTCCGTATCAAGTCTAGCATGGGTCGCATAGGGCTTGAGCATATGGACGCCGGATGGGTCGATCCCGGTTTTCATGGGGCACTGACGCTCGAGTTCAAGAACATGACTCAACATCATGCTATCCTCTTGCGTCCTGGCGACAAGATCGGTCAGCTGATCTTCTTCCGAGGCGACAAAGTCAATGAAGACCAGAGTTACCGGATGAAGGGTAACTACAACGGCCAGAGTGGTATCATGCAAGCGGGTTACAAGGAGAAGTAGATGAACTCCTGTTATTCATGTAAAAACTATCACCGCTACAGGGAATCTGAGTCATGGGAACTGGATTACATTTTATGGTACGTATTTGTGTGCGATGCTCGCCCAACTATTGTAAATCTTAAACAGTTTCCTTTTACGAATACTAAATGCAAGTCCCACAAGGAGGATAAGTAATGGATGCTGAAGAATTCTACGAGTGCTTCAAAGAAGCTCTTGACGCGCTTGGACCAGGTTTTAGACGAAAACAAGATGTAAAGGTCAGTATCAAAAATGGGCGATTTTGCATGTCATTCGATGTGACTGAGATTGCTATTTTACTTGATACGAAGATAACGGAGGACAAGTGATGGCTATGGAATTACGAGGTTCTCTCAACCTCAGTAAGTACTTCAAACTCAGTTCTAATCAGCCTAAGTTCTACGGCAAGGCACTGATCAACGGGGTAGAGTATACGCTGAAAGGCTGGGAGAAAGTACGACAGGATACGGGCGAAGTCTGGATCAGCCTACTGTTCGAAGACCCTGCGGACCAGGAAGAGAAACTGGCGGAAGAGTTCGCCCCAACCCCTAAACGGATGGAGCCGGTACGCCGACCCCGAACCGTTCAACCGAGACATCATCAGGAGCTTAGCGATGACGACGTGCCTTTCTAACGAGACGGAAAACCCCCTCACTTATGTCGATCACGATGGTGCACGACGCGTAGTCCGCGGGTGCAAGCTGACAGTGGATCACCTAGATCGCTACTGGATATGGAGCGAGCGGGTAAACCACAACATTGTCTACCGCACCAAGGGGCGCGAGAACGCATTACTTGGCGCGATTGACTCGTTACTCTTCACCATCCAGCTACGGGATGAGCGTATTGCTGCGTTACAGCGAGTATACGACCTTGCGCAACGCTTTGCTGCCGAGGCTTTTCCAGAGGAGGAATCAGAATGATGGACTACCGCCTGAAAGAGAATCGCCTGGAGTATTTTACCAAGCTCTACGCGATGAACCTGGAATATGGTATCATGCCGGGTTTGGTCTACCTTTACATGCCCGAGCTGGCTAAGAAGTATTCCTGGGACATGGAACAGCGGCTCTGGTTTGCCTTCTTGAATGGCAATACGCAGAACCCGATCACCAGTATGCGTATCTTCCGCCGGTTCCCCGAGCCTCCGCAGAACAAGGCTGAGCTTCAAGACCTCGAGGTTTGGTTCAACGCTGAATGGGAGCGCCTAAGTTTTGACACGGACCGCCGCTACCAGAAAAAGGACTTCCCGGCCGCAGTAATGTCCTACTGCCGAGCACTTCACGCATTTGAAACTCAGGAAAACCTACTCACCGGGACGTACGAAGAACTGTGGGAGCGCGTGACTACGTGTTTCAAGAGCTTCGGACGGCTAGCGACCTTCTCGTACCTGGAATACGTCAAGATCATGGGAGCGGGAGCCGCGTGTACCGACCTGTTGTTTGAAGACAAGTCCGGCAGCAAGTCCCATCGCAACGGTATGCTGTTTTTGCTAGGTCATGATCACCTGGTATGGGACAAGCGACAACCTGATGGACATGATGGAGACTACGGTGACCATTTCAAACGAATGTGCGCATGGCTTGACGGACAAGCCGCAAATTACATTAGAGATTGCGGAATTCAACACCGCGACCTGGGTAATTTCACCCTGGAAAGTCAGTGTTGCCAGTTCAAGAACGGTTTCTTCCGTCGGCGCTATCCGGGTGTCTATGCCGACATGGCTTGGGATCGGATTAAGTGGTATGAGGATCGATCACTGTTCGATGTGACCTCCGACTTCCGCCGGATACGCGAAGATCACCTGCCCGAATGGTTACGCGAAGAGTGCGAGTCGCCGGTAGTAGATCGCAAAGTCAAAGCCTCACGATTCATGGAAACGGGCGTTCCGTTCCGTGCTGAACATTTCCTTTAGGAGACTCAAATGAGCAAGAAAATCGTATCACTTCGTGGCACCAGCGGTTCCGGCAAGAGTACCGTGGCCTTCAAGATCTTCGAAAAGTACCCTCGCCAGGAAATCGTCGGAGCCGACGGCAAGATTCAAGGCTACAAGGTGGATGCTCGTCCCGAGGTGAAACATCCTATCTACGTCCTGGGCAAATACACGACGGCGTGCGGTGGGTGCGACCAAATACCGACTCAGCAAGAAGCTGCTGACCGTGCCGTACACTATCACCGCGACGGTCACGTACTGATGGAAGGTCTCCTGGCTTCGGCAGCAGGTCCGGCAGGAGCGGTTACGATGACGATCCAAGCCACGGGAGAGGCCGTTTTCGCCATCCTCGACACACCGGTAGACCTTTGCATTGAGCGCGTCAAAGCCCGGCGTCTAGCGCGTGGAGATGAGCGCCCTCTCAATGAGAAAAACACCAGGGATAAGTGGCAACAGACAAGAAGTACGGCGAGCGCCCTGTTCAAACTCGGTTACGACGTCCGACCCATTGATCACACTCAAGCGTTCCAAGACGTGATGGACATTTTCGTGGGAGCCGAGCGTGATTAATCCTTTCAACCGACCCACTATCTACGCTCCGTGCCTGAATGACATTCTGTACTGGGTAGCTGAGCGGGAACGTATCCGTGAGGCCAAACTGATGGATAGCGTGGAGCCATGGACTGAGGATCCCATTCTCCAGAAGTATCGCTTTTGTAACGTCCGTCGTCGTCACGACCGGATGAGTCAGTGGATGATTTATAACATGTTCGCTCCGTACAAGGCTGACGATGATAAAGACCTTTGGTTCGTGTCCGCTGTTGCTCGCTACGTGAACTGGCCGCCGAGCCTCTTGTCGCTCTTGATGAACGGAGCTATCCCGCTTAGCGCTGAGAAGTTCGACCCTTACGTCTTCGTGGCCGTGATGGACGACCTCAAGAAACAAGGGCTCAAGTGCTGGGGAAGTGCGTATATGATTTATCCGTCTAGTACGAAGGGAGCTAACAAGGCCGAGACGGTAGCCTTCCGCTTCCTGCAACCCCTAGTGGATCACGCTGAGGAAGTCCGTAAAGCGGTAGCGAGCAATACCGTCGAGGGGGTAGTGACTGAACTGTCTAAGTTCTATGGCTGGAATACCTTCTTGTCTGGCCAGGTGGCGGCAGACCTGACGTATTTTGCCGATGAACTCGGCATGGCGAAAGACCTGTATAATTGGGCGCCTATTGGGCCGGGTTCGCAGCGAGGATTGAATCGTCTGTTTGGGTATCCATTAGCACACGCTTGGAAACAAGACGACTTCAACAAAGCGTTGATGGTAATCTGGCAGGATATTGCTGAGCAGTTAGACCTTGAAGACATCACGTTACATGACGTCCAAAACGTGATGTGCGAAATGGACAAGTACTGGAGAGTGCTCGCGGGTGAAGGTGCTCCCCGTTCGATTTACGTGCCGGAAACGGCTTACTAGGAGAATAACATGGAAATCAGGACAAGAAATGTCAATACCGCTCTCAGCGACGCCCTCTGGCGTCTCAAGGTCTGCGGAGTCGGCGAGCAAACTCGCAACGGACCGGTCATCGCCTTCCCCGAGCCGATTATGACTATCTACGAAAGGCCTCAGGAGCGAGTATTGTTCTGGGGAGAGCGCGACGCCAACCCGATCTTCCACTTGATGGAATCGATTTGGATGCTGGCCGGACGCCGAGACGTCAAGTTCCTGGAACAGTTCAATTCCAAGATCGGTCAGTATTCCGATGATGGCGAAGTGTTCAATGCGGCCTATGGCTATCGCTGGCGTACTCATTTTGGGTATGACCAGCTGAAACTGATCATTGATATACTGAGAGCCGACCCCAACACTCGTCAGGCGGTGATGCAGATCTGGGAACCGGATGACCTGTTCAAATTCACTAAGGACAAGGCTTGTAACACTCAGGTCTTCTTCGAGATTCGTCAGGGATATCTCAACATGACCGTGATCAATCGCTCGAATGACATGTGGTACGGGTGTTACGGAGCAAACGCGGTACACTTCAGTATGCTGATGGAGTTCGTCGCCCACGCCGTCGGTGTACCGATGGGAGAGTACCGTCAGTTCAGTAACAACCTCCACCTCTACACCGAGTTGTATGATGCGGTAAAACACCTTGACTGTCCTCCCGAGCCATATGACTATGACGCCTATCAACATGGCGTGCGCCCCTCGCCGATACTCAATATCGGCGATGATTGGCGTTCCTGGCTAGAAGACGCCGAGGCTTTTTGCGACGACCCATTTAGAACTAAAGACTTTACGCACCCATTTTTCTTAGACGTAGCATGGCCGATGGCAATGGTCTCTAAGGTGCGTAAGGACAAGACGGGAACCGGGATAGACTGGGCGCACTCCATCGTCGCTGAAGATTGGAAAATAGCCGTTGGTGACTGGATTGAACGGCGTGAATTAGCTAAGCAAAAATAACGCTTGCCCCCATTACGGACTTGAGCTATAATGGGGGTACTTACTAACCGATAACAGGAGAAATAAAATGAGTAAAAAATACGAATTCACCGGCGAGACGAAAATCCACTTCGGCGTGACGCTTCGCCGGATTCGCGCACTTGTGACGATTATCGGCGTCGTTTCGTCCGGTGATGCTGGCGGGTGGATCGAGTCAGAAAAATGCCTTGATCACAATGGTAATGCGTGGGTCTCTGGTAATGCGTGGGTCTATGACGATGCGTGGGTCTCTGGTAATGCGCGGGTCTATGGTAATGCGCGGGTCTATGGTAATGCGCGGGTCTATGGTAATGCGTGGGTCTATGACGATGCGTGGGTCTCTGGTAATGCGCGGGTCTATGGTAATGCGTGGGTCTATGGCGATGCGCAGGTCTATGGTAATGCGCAGGTCTATGGCGATGCGCAGGTCGAGTCAAAAGAGTCTATCTGCTCGTTCTCCGGGTTCGGTTCTGAATTCCGCACGACCACTGCATTTATCGATAAAGAGCTTGGCATTCGAATCGTATGCGGATGCTTCACCGGAACGCTTTACCAGTTCCGCGAGAAGGTTATTCAGACGCACGGAGAAGATAGCAAGAACGGGAAGTTGTATCTCGGCATGGCGAACATGATTGAATACAGGCTTGGGAGCGAGAAATGATCAGTCGCTTAGATCAGCTCGAACGCCGAGTCCTCATGATGGAATTAGCCTTGCGAAATCACGGGGTTACGATTGATGAATATCCCAGACCACAGGCTGAAGAAACCTATGAACCCAAATTTGCTCCAGCACAACTCCGCGCATTAGGGCAACCTTACTGTCCCAAGTGTTACACGTTTGGTAATGAACATCGCAATACGTGTCCTTACTCGGACCAAGGTATGACAAATCATGTAAGGATTACCAAATGAAAGACCGTCTAAACTTCATCATCTCTGGTAGCGAAGTCGTCCGCTATCACACCGTTCGTACGCTGACCTCCGAAACCGTTGGGCATCATTCCCACATGGTGGCAATGCTCTGTATCATTCTCCATCCGGAGGGTTGTCCAAGCCCTAACCTGTTGTGGGGAGCCTTGGCGCATGACCTGGCAGAACACCAAACTGGGGACATCCCCTCCCCGGCCAAACGGGAGTACGGGATTGGCGACCAGGTGTCGGAACTGGAGGAAAGACTCTTGAGAAGTGTGAATTTAGACGTAAATCTGTCTAAACTAGAAGCTCGTATCCTGAAATTAGCTGACTTGGCCCAGGGTGCGCTGTTTTGCGTACGAGAACTTCAGCTGGGTAACACTTTGATGAAAATCGTGTACGAGCGTTACAAGTCCTACGCCGAAGGTATGGTCTTAGTCGGCAAAGAGCGTGAGCTGTTCAATGTAATTCAACAGATGAGAGAGGAAATCAAATGAGCGCGGATAAAAAACAAATCGGTGGCGAGCACTACAAGAAACACGGTGAGCGTATTCAACACTGGAATGTCGTGGCTGAAATGGGCTGGGACTATTTCATCGGCAACGCGACCAAGTACCTCTGGCGTCTTGGCGAAAAAGGCGGTCCGGACAAAGCGGTCGAAGACATCAGCAAGGCGATTCACTACTTGGAAAAGAAGCGTGAGCTGATGATGGGGGAACTTCATAAGTCAAATCAGTATGTTCCAAAAACGAACCCTGAGATCAACGCTCTCAAACGCGCAGAACAGGATGTCACCCGAGCCTATAATCCTATGATACCTACGGAGTTCCTCAAAGTCAGCGACGTCACTGGTCCAGGACCTGGACCTGGATACGTTAATCAGGATCGATAATCATGGAATGGACTCAGTTAGATACAATCATGTGTATGCTCGCGTTTATCATCGGCTTTCTACTGGTGAAATGATGACAACTCTACTCTTTATTTGGGTGGTGTCGGCTGCTATTCCGGGTGTCAAATATAGTCACTGGGAAATGAGTGGTGTGCTTTACACTGAAGCCGCTTGCGCCAATGCCGCTAAATCACTTAGTTTAGACGCTAGAGAGTTTCGTTGTGTTGTACAGGCTACAGGAGAGCTAGTAAAGTGAGCAAGACTATCGTATGGGATATAGAAATATTTGCTAATGTTCTACTTTTCTGCGGACGCGTGTTGGAGAACCGTAATGTCATCGCTATTTGGCACGACGATCCGGACGCCCTGGCGAACATCCGAGCGGTGTTCGACTCAGGCTGTACGATGGTGTCATTCAACGGTATCAAGTTCGACACGCCGGTGACGTCTGCGCTACTCGCGGGTAAAGACATCTCTACGGTCAAAATGATAGCCAACTCTATCATCGAACACCAGATGCAACCGTGGGAGGCTCAGCGTCGGTTCGGCATTCCCGACTTGAAGTTCGACCATATTGACTTGATAGAAGTCGCACCGAGTTTCGTAGGTCTAAAAGCCTACGGTGCGCGGATGCATATGCGATGGCTGAAAGACCTGCCGTTCGAACATGACGCCGTGATTACTCCCGAGCAGCGTCCGTTCGTTCAGGAGTACTGCATCAATGACCTGGACACAACCGAGGAGTTGTACCGACGGCTAGAGTTTCAGCTAAACCTACGCCGGCAAATGGGAGTGGAGTACAAGTGCGACTTCCGTAGCAAGTCTGATACGCAGATGGCTGAAGCCGCTTTCATCAAGAGGCTCAACCTACCTCGCAATAACAAACGGTTGCCGAAGTCGATCGTCTATGACGCGCCACCGTATATTCAATTCGAAGACCCTACTATTCAAGGTATCTTTGACCGGGTAAAAGAAACCGTGTTCCCTATTAATCAGAAGACTGGTCACGTAGAACTGCCGGACTTCTTGGGTAAGGAACAGATTAAACTCAACTCGGGTACTTATCAGCTCGGAGTCGGCGGTATTCATTCTACTCACGACAAGAAAGTCTGTTACGTCGCAACTAAAGACTACGTCGTCACTGATATTGACGCCGCTTCTTTCTATCCATCGATTTGGGTACTCTGGGGTGAGGTGTCTGGAGACTACAATGAAGCTCTGACTGAAGAGTACAGCAAGATCTACTATCGACGCTTAAAAGCGAAGGCCGACGGGGATAAGGACACCGCCGAAGGTCTGAAGGTTCCTATCAATGGGTCTTTCGGAAAGCTATTATCTCATTACTCACCGATGTACGGACCAACCCTCGGACTGTTCATTACTTTAACCGGACAGTTCACCCTGCTAATGCTCATCGCATGGCTCGAGAAAGTGGGTGCAGTGGCGCTCTCTGCCAATACCGACGGTATCGCTATGGGTTACCCTGCCGAGCTAAAAGAAACCGTAGAACGTGTCGTCTCGGACTTCGAGAAGCTCACTAAGTTTAGTTTTGAGTACACCCCGTATCGCGTATTAGCGATGAAAGACGTGAACAATTACATCGCGGTTAAGACCGACCGTAAAGTGAAAGCGAAAGGTATTTATGCGCCTCTTGATCTCAAGAAGAACCCGACAGCCTCGGTTTGCGCAAATGCAGTCTGCGAATGGCTTGCGAAAGGAACTCCGTTCATTGATACTATCAAATCGGCTCCTTTTACGGACTTCATCTCGGCACGTTCAGTCACCGGAGGAGGTGTTCAAGGAACTAAACTGATTACCTTGAAAGACTTGGCAAAAGATCCGTTGGATTCCTACAACTCAGTTGTCGGTACTGAAGGTGGCGAGTATCTGGGAAAGGTCGTGCGTTGGTATCAATCCACGGACGAACAGATGGAATGTATTCGTTATCAGACTAACGGTAACAAGGTGCCGAAGACCGACGGAGCCAGGGCTTGTATGATCATTGAAAATAAAGTTGCCCATCCGTCGGATTTAAACTATAATACTTACCTCAAGGAAGCCATATCAATAGCTATTAACGTGGGTTGTAAGGATTTCCTAACGGACGAACAGATAGCGCTGGTGACGCCTCCACCTAAAGTCAAGAAACCCAGAAAGGTAAAATCATGAATATCAATAATGCAACCGTCTACGTGGTATACAATGATTCACGCAAGAACATGACGGCTGCCGAGAAGTTCGGTAAGCTGAAAGACGTCTACTCTTCCGTGGGTCGCGTCTACAACGGCGACAAGCTGATTGAACACGCTCGCCGAGTGCTGGACAACTGGCAACCTGGCGACTACCTCCTCTTGGTGGGCGACCCGACGCTGTGTGGGATTTGCATGGCAGTGGCTCTTGAATCCGAAGAAGAGATCAACGTACTCCGTTGGGACCGCGTAAATTTCGACTACGTCCCCTTGAAACTTAATTTTGCGTATCAGGAGGCACTTAACGTGTAATTGAGGTATAATTATTTTCGTACCAAATCGATTGGTACATAACTATAGGAGTCATAACATGAGTTGGAAAGAATCCCTAGTTGTGGGTAAGCAAGAGTTGCCGCCACGCATTTGCATTTATGGCACTTACGGTATCGGTAAGAGCACGATCGCCAGCCTGTTCCCGAACCCGATCTTCATCTCCACCGAAGACGGTATCGACGGTCTGGACGTGACGAGCTTCCCCAAGGCGAAACACGTTACCGACGTCGCGAACAGTATCAAGACCTTGATCAAGGAAGAGCACGGTTTCAAGACGGTCGTGGTCGATACGGTTGATTGGCTGGTCGAGCCTCTTGTGGTGGAAGACGTCGAAGCCACTCACGACGAGAAAGAGCTGGCCTACGGTAAAGGGCAGATGCTCGTGGCCGAGAGCTTCCGTGAGATCCTTCAGGGTCTGGACATCCTGCGTCGTAAGCGTGACATGAACGTGTTACTCATCGCTCATGCCTGTATCGTCAAGTTCGCGTCGCCGATGACGGAGTCGTACGACCGCTATCAGCCGAAACTGCCTAACCGCTGCAACGCGCTGTTGCAAGAGTGGGTAGACGTCCTGGGTTTCGCCGCCTTCAAAGTCATCATCAAGAAGGAAGATGCTGGCTTCAACAAGAAGCTGGCGAAGGGTGTGGGCACGGGCGAACGGCTGCTTCACCTGATTGAAAACCCGGCCTTCGTGGCTAAGAATCGGTACTCGTGCCCGGACAATATCGAGCTCACGTTTGCTGAAATCATCAAACACATTCCCGTAAAGAACTAGGAGAAATATCATGGCAAAATTTGGATTTGACACTCAAGATTATGATCCGCAAGACCGCGACTTCGAAGTCCTCCCGAAGGGTGAGTACACGCTGAAAGGTACCGAAGCCGAAGAGAAGGCGACCAGCAAGAATGACGGCAGCTATATCGCAGGCGTCTTCGAAGTGGTCAAGGGTGAGCACGCCGGTCGCAAGGTCTGGATGAACTTCAACATCAACAATCCGAGCGACAAGGCTGAGAAAATCGGTCGTGAGCAGATCGTCGGCTGGGCGCGTGCGTGCGGTAAGCCGAACGCCCAGGACACGGACGAACTGTTGGAGCGTAACTTCCAGGCCAAACTCGACATCGAGAAGGGTACGGGAGGCTACTCGGACAAGAACAAGATCAGCGCGTTCCTGATGCCAGAAAAGAATGCCGCTCCCGCGCCAAAGGCTGAGCAAAAGAAGGCTCCTCCGAAGGCCGAACCTGCGGAAGAGGAAGCTGAAGAGACCAAACCTGTGCCGGAAAAGAAGAAAGAGGCTCCCAAGACTGCTCCGGCGGGTAAGAAGCCAAATCCATGGGATGATTGATTTGGTTAGGGTTGGCGGCTCAGCTGAAAACTGAGTAAAAGCGTTCCCCGGTGCCGCGCCAACGCCGGGACTTACACAGAAACCCTTCTGAATAGGGAACTAACTGGAAAGCTCTGTAATTGCGGGAGTAAGGAAGCTCGGAGCCGTAAGGGAGGGTTTCTGTGTGAGTGCAGGACGTAGTGTTAAGTCGCAGCACGTCGTTTCGGAGGTCGCGCACCGAGCACTCACTTAGTTCCGCCACCCTCGCCTGACTTTATGAAAGGAACTCGCGGCGGGAAACTGCGATGAGGGTGGCACCTAACGCACTAACTGATAGGAGATAACATGAGTATTAGAGAAAAGCTATTTGGTCGCCCCGAGCGAGATGCTCTGATAAGAGTGATACGTGAGCAAGAGGAACGTATTGAATCTCTACGGGGTAACCTGACAGGGATGAATAATGCGGCTGAGACCTGGGAAAAGCGTTACTTTGAACAGCGACGTCAATATGATGAGCTAGTATTCTCGCAAAGAAAACTCATTCACGAAGGTTTGCGCGACATGGGAGTAAAGTGATGGCTGAAATCAAACAAGCGTCTCACGGTATGATCGATCGCATTTACGCTCATTACGAGAAACAGAATGAAAAACCTATCTACCTGGCGCGTATTGGCGCGTCTAGCATTGGTGACCCTTGTCTGCGTTCTATTTGGCTGTCCTGGCGAGCGTACGATGACAAGAAGTTTGATGGACGGATGTTGCGCCTCTTTTCCACCGGACATCTTCAAGAAGAGCGTATTCAAGCCGATCTGAGCAACGCCGGATTCAAAGTCTGGACGCACCAGGACGACGGCAATCAGTTCACCTACACAGACGAAACCGGTCACTTCGTGTGTAAATTGGACGGGGTGATCAAAGGTGTTATAGGCGCCGAGAAGACGCCCCATGACCTAGAAATCAAGACCCACAGCGTCAAGAGTTTCGACGAGGTCTTGAAGAAGGGTGTAGAGAAGGCGAAACCTGTTCATTACTGGCAGATGCAAGCCGGAATGCTCTTCAGCAAGCTCCCTCGCGCCCTGTACGTCGCGCTATGCAAGAATGATGAACAATATCACATCGAGCGGATCTACCCGGACCCCGTTATCCAGGAAGAGATCGGCCGTAAGATCATCAAGCTCGTAGAGGCGCGAACCCCTCCGGTCGGTATAAGCGATGACGCCGGAGCGTTTGATTGCAAGTGGTGTGACATGAAAGAAGTCTGCGTGGGTAAGAAACCTATCAAGACCTGTCGCTCTTGCGATCACGTTCAAGTCGTGCCGAAGAACGGCGAGTGGCTTTGTACGCTTCATGGTAACGTACTGAGTAATGAAGAACAGAAAAACGCATGTTTTGAATATTCGGTGATCTCGTGACTCTCACGATAGGGATTGACCCAGGTCTTACGGGAGCCGTTGGCGTACTAGACAGTGGTAAGTTCGTACGGGTAGAAGACATCCCTACGACGCTGAAGGGTTCAGGGGTCGTAAAAAATGAGGTTGATCCTTACGGACTTTACAAGATGCTCCGTTACGTCACCCAAGGTCACGAAGAAGCCGAGATTGCCCTCGAGCGCGTTTCGGCGATGCCCGGCCAAGGGTCTTCTAGCGTGTTCAGTTTCGGGGACACCTATGGCTGTTGTCGCTCGGCAGCGACCATCTCTGGACATCCGGTCTTCCTAGTACCTCCGGCGACTTGGAAAAAGCACTTCAAGATCGGGCGTGATAAGGAAGAGGCTCGCGCCCTGGCTATCCGGCTGTTCCCGGACGCACCATTGAACCTGAAGAAGTTCGCGGATCGTGCTGAATCATTACTGATGGCTCGGTGGCTGTGGGAAACGCGACATTCCTAATCAGGCTTTACTTTTGGAAAACCCCCAGCTATAATGGGGGCACCTTAACAAATAACAGGAGAAATGAAATGGACGTCTTCCTAATCTGGGTTGCCCTTGAAATCGGCAAGGTACTTTGTTACCCGAACACGTGCGCTACCGAAATCATTCAAGAGATCAGTGCTCCGGCGGAGGAGAAGAAACCCGAAGAGCCGGAACCGGTTGTTACTGAAGAACCTGTTGAGGAGAAGAGTGATGAATGAAATCGACCTTCGCTATCGGCTAATTGACGGCCTGATTCTCGTAATCGGCTTGTTGATCTTCCTCGCCTTAGTATCCTGGATGCAGCAAAAAGACTTGAATGACGCCCTAGAGTTTCAGAAGGAAACCGCTCAGCGTTATGCTCATATGCTCGCCCAATGTATGAACGGTAAGATTCTTTATGACAAACGTAGTGATAGGCTCTATGCTTGTGATAAAGTCCTTGAAATCAACCTGAATAAGTGAGAACTGCTATGAAACCTCTTGTTATTTACCACGCCTCATGTGCCGATGGCTTTGGCGCCGCGTTCGCTGCTTGGCTGAAGTTGGGCGACGACGCTGAGTATTTTCCATGTCAGTACAACACCGAAGCGCATTTGATTGGGCTAGGGTTGCCGATTGTCTCAGGTCGAGAAGTTTATATTCTTGACTTTAGCTTTCCGCGTGATCGCATGGACTACATCTTTGCAAACGCCAAGTGCGTCGTTTGGCTTGACCACCACAAGACAGCGCTCGATATGTGGCTTGCAGATAAACTAGACTTCCCATTTACAGAATTTATAACTGAGGAGGGTAAGTCGTTTGCTACGTACGGGAGCAACGTGCATATCCAGTTAAATAACTGGAAGTCTGGCGCGATACTTGCTTGGGAATACTTTCATCCTGGAGCGGAAGTCCCGCAGTTCATTCGTCATATTGACGACTACGACCGCTGGCAGTTCAAGCTCCACGGGACTAAAGCGTTCCAGAAAGCGCTCTGGTCTTATGCTCCGTGGTCGTTCAAGCAATGGCAGCATGAATGGGACACAACATGGGGCTACAGTTCTGCTGATGGGTTAGAGGGTATCCCTAACACCTACCGTGAAGGCGAAGCAATACTCCGCGCGCATGACCAGAACGTTCAGGCGGTGGTGAAGGGGTCGACACGAGTTTGCACAATGACCCTAGATAGACCCGTTGCAGACTACCATGGCCTCGCTACCAACTGTCCGCCACATCTCACAAGTGACGTAGGTCATGTACTCGCCACGCAGTCCGGCACGTTCGGACTGTGCTGGACGCTTAGTCAAACCGGACTCATTGCAAAGTGTAGCCTTCGCAGTAACGGTGAATATGACGTATCAGCCATAGCCAAAGCATTCGGTGGTGGAGGCCATCGTAATGCCGCTGGCTTTGAGGTTCCGATTCAAACGTTACTTAGGTGGCTGAAATGAAAACAGTAGAAGAGATTGCGCTGGAAGCGGCGAAAGATTACCTGAAGCTCAAGCTTGGCAACCGAGCAGGTTTCAACGTTTACGACATTGATGATGAAGACGCCGACATTCTGATCGCAGAGATTGAGCAAGAGTGCGCCAAGTCGTTTATGGAATTCCTCGCCGCAGTTGATGCGGAGCGGGGGAAGGATGCAGTCGGCTGGATGTGGCAGCACGAAGATACCGGGAATACGGGTGTAGTCGATCAGTGGCAAATCGATAACGGGTGGGAAGAAGGCAACCCGCGTATTCACCTTATTAGCCCAGTATTCCTCTCCCCCACGATCCCAGAGGGTATGGCGCTGGTTCGCTCACCAATCACAGAAGAAATGCACATCGCAGCAATTAAGGCGCTACTAAGAGCGCCGGGGATTAATGACCTTCCGCAGAGAATGCTTGACGCAATGATCCAAGCCGCAGGAGTGACGAAATGAGCCTGACAGACGAACGGAAATGTGGAGCCGAAGCCGTAGGGGGTAAGCGCTGCTTACCAGCCGGTCACAACATGGGAAGGCTTGATATTCCAAGCAATCATCAAGCCGAAGCGACGAAGCCCGCCCTGCAAGAACTTGACGAACCGTTCGCCACAATCCTGCACGAGAACTTGTTTGATTTGTGTGAGGGCGAAGCGACGAAGCCGCAGGAGCCGGTTAGCTATCAGGAGTTGTTTGATGCAATCGCTGCTGCAACCTCAGTTGCGTGTTTTCCGGGGATCAACATATCCATTAAGGACTTCACCGCAAAGATAGGGCCGCTCTACACCACCCCGCAGCCCTGCCCGAAGTGCGTTGCATTAAAGGAACTCTTCACGGTTGACAAAGACGGCCGAACTATGGCCGATCAATATCTGGACGTGAAAGCAAAGTACGCCGAGCTTCAAGTGGAATTCACAGTATTTCATAACATAGCGCATGACCGCTTTGCGAAACAGTCCGAGCGTATCAAAGAGCTTGAGGCCGAGCTTCAATTCCTCCGCCCCGGAAAGGTTGCGATTGTACAACAAGCTGAGCATATTTCACAGCTTGAAGCAGTGGTTATCCAAGCTGGCGTAGAAGCATCAGAGCTTGAGGCCGAGCGTGACGCACTGAAGGATGAAAATGTCCGACTTGAAAAGCAAGCCTGTGACTACTATTTCAAAATCACTACCCTTATTCAAGAGCGTGACGCGCTGGCGATGATAGCGCAGCAGATGCGGGAGGCGCTTGAGTCAATTCAACGATACGGATTTGACACACTCTCCGGTCGAGTTGACGGACCAGATGACAGAGCCTGGCAACGAGCGGGCGTAAATGAAATGACCAAACGCGCGCAATCCGCCCTCGCCCTCCCCGACACATCCGAGATCATCAAGCGGCACGATGCGGAACTGATTGCAGCAATACGGTCTGTTCCGTGCAGTAATTGTGGGATGGTAAGCAAAGCCGTAGAACTGGAGAAATCATGTTTGAAGTAGAACAGCTCTTATCAGTACTTTGGTACACCTACAATGCGCGATGGTATATCGGTGGGGCGCTCCTTATTACAGCAGCAATCATCTGGGGGTTGAAATCATGACCGACAGAGAGATGCTTGAGCTTGCGGCGAAGGTGGATAGATATGAGGATGATGGGAAATGAATAAGATTCGCATCTCGCTAACTCAGCCCGACACTATTATCAAGGGCTCAATCAAGATAGAAGGCTCCACGAGCTTCGTTCAGTCATGTCTAGCTGAAGTGATAGTCAAGACGGCTCACGCATATAAGTGTTCGCCCGAGAGAGTACTTCAAGACATTTATCATGTTATTTGCAAAGAAAAAGAAGCCGATGAAAACTCAGTACCCCAATGAGCCTAAACCCTCACTGATTACTTGCACGTGTTGCAAGGCTAAGAAACCCCGCGAGGAGTTCCCTAGCTCGCTACTCCGCATTTCAAGTAAGTGTTACAAGTGCTCCCCACTCATTGAAAGAAAACCATGATTACTTGGTGGCGCTCAATCTGCGCATACGTTCGTTCAAAGCCCCCTGGGGATACTGACCCAATCCGAAAGCCGTTCGAGGTAGCACACCTTGATGAGGAGCTAGCCGAGCTTTTAACCCTTGAAGACCTGATTGCTGGAGGGCTACCAATGGAGACCTTGTGCTCGGTGTCGCCCCAGACAGGACGTCCTCCGCACCGACCAGTCTCGCCGCCGTATTCGACTCCGACAAGCCTCGCATCCCCGGAATCCTACTGGCAACGGTCTCTGCCGCCGTTACCGGGTGACCCGTTACTGCCCGTAATACTTGCGCAAGACCCCCTCGCATTTCCGGAACTTGCCCATCTCGCGAGAGTGCCGTGGCTCGAACGTCGGGCAAGTTGCGAAGAACGTCCGTCATGTCCTGTCCACGACGACTCATGGTCGGGTATAGACGGTCTACCATGGGGATGCCAGCGTTGCTTGTCGCGGCCGACAACCCCTCCTGACCGGTCTTGAACCCTCGTCCATGGCTCATAGACTTGCGAGCTATGGGATTATCAAGTACCGTCGGAGCCACCACCTCGCGATAGTATTTCGTGGCGTCTTTGTATAGATTCAAGGCTTCATTGTTTCCGGCGTGTTTAGCAGCCCAGGCTTCCGCATCTGAGTCTAGCGCCGTTTTAAAGTCTTGAAGGTACTTTCTAGCTGCGCGATTCTCCGCCGGAATAGACGTACCCATTCGCTCGGCTGTATCAATTCCCCGATTGAGCGTATTCAAGGCTTTGTTAGCCGCCGTACGCATGGTGTGAAAATTATCAAAGCTCAAATCCACTTTAGCTAGGTCCGAAGCCTTCGCACCCTTAGTCGCCGCCGCGTCAAAGCCGTAGCGCCCCAGTAGCTCCGAAGCGACTTCGTACCCTGGATTGTTCGTGTTCGTAATCGAGCGAGCCGTATACATCGGCTTGAACGCACCGAGGTTATTCGCCGCGATGTGCTCATCAACCGCTTTGTATTTTTGAGCACCTTGATTTACCCGCTGCTGAGCCGCTTCCGCCAGTTCGTCTACGTAAGCCCTGCCGACGTCCGGCACTTCCCCTTCGGGCAGTTGCAACGGACGGTCGAGTACGTTACGAAGCTCTTTCGCTTGGCCTGAGACGCGTTCTCCGTAACCTGGCAAAGCCTTCTCAACCGAAGCCATAGGTGACGTGGGATAAAGCTGCCCGAGGCTAGTAGGCGGCAGTCCTAGACGCTCACCAGCCGCCTTAGTACGCATCGCAATTTCGCCTTCGGGAGTATAGCGACCCATTCCCGCACCCGCGACCTTACCCACACCCTGAATGCCTTTTCCGACCGCGCCCATGGTACCAGCACCGATACTACCGCGCAGTAGAGAATTGAGTAACTCACCACCGATACTCGTCGGCTTTTCACTACCTGGACGAGCAAAACTCAGAGCGCCTTCTAGCGCCATCTGAGCGGGAATACGAGCAGGGGATGCTGCTGCCGTAGCCGCTTGGCCGAGGAAACGCCCAGCCTGAGCTTCAGGGTTAGAGAACAGTTGCTTATTGATACCCTCACGCTCGGCTCGATCCGCCTGAATCTTAGTCATGAGGTCTTGACCCGCTTGACCTTCCGGAGAGAAAGCCATCTGACCCTTTTCTTTCAGACCCTGATAGATGTCAGTCAGGTCTGAGCCGATACCCGCGAGTCCGAGTTGAAGACCACTCATTCCAAGTGACGTGTCTACGGGAGCAGGTTCAGCCGCTTTTCTTTGAGCCGCTGCGTTTAGTGCCGGACCTATTGCTGGGTTTACGGCCGCAGCGGGAGTCACGCCGTTGATAATAGCGTCTAGCACCTCATCACTCATATCGCTATAGTTCGGATCAGCCATCATTTAGCCCCTTGAAAACGTGTCGCTATTTGCGAATTGAGTTGAGCGAGCCGCGCCATCTCTTCCTTCATCAAGCGTTGCTTACGTTGATTCCATTCAGGAGGAAGAATACCACGATTCTCAGTGGCCATCTTGTTCGCTTCTTCAGCAAAGCGCATACGCGTCTTCGCCATGTTTTGCATCAGGTCAATCAGAGCCGTGCGACCTTCAGCGGTGCCTTCAAGACCAGGTACTAGACCGCGTAGGATCTTCTGTTCGAAGTCGGACATCGCGCCGGGCATCAGGTTCTTTCCTTCAGCCGTGCGGGTGAGTAATGCCATCTTGCCGCTTATAGACGAAGCCAGGTCGGCTGCGCCAACTTCCGGACCGACGTCAATACCGATCGTCTTCAACCCTGAACGGATACCTTGAACCTCTTTAGCCAACTGACCTTCCGGCATGTTGGGAGTCTGGTACAACTTCTTCAACATATCTAGCTGACCGAACAGCTGATTAGAACTTTCAGCAGCGATGTTCAGGTTAGACTGTTCTTCACCCAAGGCTTTACCCGCGAGCTTACCCGTTTCCTCTTCCATAGCGCGTTTTGGCTTGTCCTTATACGTCATTCCCGGCACGGTGGTAGCCGGCTTTTCATAGCCGGACAAAATACCTTGAAGGGTTTTGGTATCATTTTCGGAGGCTTGGGGATTGGCCGCTATACGAGCTTGAAGTCGAGCCACGGTAGCCGCATCTTCCGGACTGAGTTTAGTCTCCTGAGGTAGAGTCGGCCACGCCGGTAATTCACCAGTAACTTCACCCTTACGTACTCGACCCGCTTCCTCATCGCGCGAGGCTTGGGCAGCAGGAGCAATCTTCATTTCCGGAATCGCTGACGGAGTTGCCGCTTTCACGCCAGGGATAGAGTTGGCTTCACCCTTCACGGTGGTACCGCCGAACTCAGCGAGGGTCTTATCTGTCTGAGCGCGAGCGTACTCTTCAGGGTTAGGAAGTTCGGCAGTCACCGCCTTGTTGTAGAACGTCTGGAACATCCGAGCCTTGATTTGATCCTGCGATCCGGTCAGAACTTCAGTACTATAGCTTTGAGTGAGTGGGTCCCATTTAGCCGCGACGAGCTTTCCATCAACTACTTTGATCGTCGGCTGAGAAACCTTCGAGCCTCCACCCATCGCTCGGAGTAATGCTGCACTTTGATCTTTAGATTCAAGAGCACGAACTTCGTCCTGGCGCATCTTCGTGAGCGAGGCTTGATTCTTCAGGTCGTTTTGCTGCTGAGTCTCCTGACCGGCTCCGTACGCGCCACCGACCTGACCGATCATCGCGCCGATATTGCCCCATGTAGGAGCAACTTGAGACGCCGCCCGAGCCATACCACCCCAGGTAGCCGCTTCATTGGCTTCCGGCGTACGACTCTGCTCTACCATTTGAGCGTACTGTTCCATCTCACGATTGTAGGCCTCTTGCTGCTGTTCAAGATAGCTTTGTTTTTGCTGAGACCCTGCGAGCAAGTTCTTGAACATATCACCGATAGCGGAGTTACCCCCCGAGGCAGAAGGCACCATGGCTTCAGCCGGATTAGCTACTTGACTAAGTGCGCCTTGATTCATAACTTCAGCCATGTTGATTCCTTATTTAGTCGCGGTAGTGGCGAGCGTGCGTGCTCCCAAGAATCCCTGAGCAGCCGCCGCCAGCGGAGACATCTGAGCGGTAGTCGCACCTGGATTGCTCACGGCCGAATAGCTCGTCGTGTTCGTCGGTTGTCCGCGAATGATGTCCGACAGGAAGGACAGCTGAGTCTTCGGGTAATTCAGTTGGTTCGTGTAATCTGTCTGCGCCAGGTTCATGTTCTGTTGCTGCTGAGCCTGTTGCGTCTGTCCTACGGTTTCCAACGCACCCGCCTGTTGCAAGCCGAGTTGCTGCGTTGTCTGCGCGAGAGACTGTTGGCGTTGCAAATCGGCCAGCGCCGCGTTCTGAGCCTGAGTATAACCCGCTTGCAACGCGGTGGATTGCTGACCCAAAATAGACTCATTAGCGTCGCGAACCGCGTTGTTAGTGAAGTCGGAATTCCGCGTAGAGCCGAATTGACCTGCGCCCGTGAAGGTGCTATTTACCTGAGGGAGTAGGTTTTCACTCAAGTTACGCTGGCCGAGCTGAGCGATACGATTGACGACTGAATCCGTATACGGGCTCATGTACGAACCGACCGCCTGAGGTAGCGTCTGACTAGCGAGGTTCAAAGCAGGCTGGTAATTACCCTGACTGTTGATAATCTGCTGCTGAGCCTGTTGCTGAGCGGGAGTGAAACCCGCGATACGTCCGGCGTCTTGCCCGTACGTAGCAGAGTTCGTAGGTGCCGTGTAAGGCTGATAGGCTTCACCCGCTACTGCAGTAGCCTGGCTGGCCAGCCCTCGCGTGTATTCCTGAAGCCACGCGGGAAGCTGAGTTCCTGAATCAGTCAGTGTGCCGGTTACTGACGCGGGAGTGCTACCGCCGAAAAGGTAAGATTGATCAGCCATTATTTTGCTCCCTTACTCTTCATGTACTCAAGTGGTGATTTAGCCTTAGGAGGAATCTTGTTCTTGGGAGCCGCCCGCTTGTGGGTACGCACTTTCTCGCGCATATGATCAAGAGCCGCCGCACCTGCTTCATTGTTACCGTCACCTAGTGCCGAGACGACGTCCGAATCGATAACGTACTCACCGTCTGACACCTTAGCATCGATAGTGTCCGCTTGACCCGACGCGCCCCCTCTAACGTACCCGAGAGCGCCGCCCTCGCAGAAGCCGAGGAAGTTCTTCTTGGGTTTCTGTAACTTCTTCATCGCTTCCGCTAGAGCCTGGGCTTCGAGCCTCGCCGTTTCTGCTGCGTAAGCGTCTGCTTCCGAACCCATTGAGCGCCGGGAAGAGGTTTCGGGCACAGGTGTCGAAGAGTCTTCCGCCTCACGCATGAGTTTCTCTACGTCGCGCCCCTGGGCGTACTTGCGTATATTGGCCAAACCCCCCTCTGCAAAATAGGAAGGGATGCGATTGTTGGTGAAGAATTCTGATTCACCGCGACGAACCGTTGGTGCAGCTGAAGTACGTTGATTGGCCAGCCGCAACGGAGCACTGTACATTTCAGCCTGAGCCTGTCTTGCAGCAAGGGCTTCAGCTTGTTTCCGTTGAGCTTCTTTCAGCAGCTTATTCTGCTTCATCGCACCTAAAGCCGAGATACCCGCACCGCCAAGTCCTGCCGCGAGTTTGCCTCCGGGAGACTCAAAGAACTTGCCTGCCGACTGCAACTGACTATTCAGTGAATCGAGCCATCCGCCGTTTTCAGCGGTCGGAACCGAGGTATAGCTACTTGGGTTACCGATACCAAGACCTTCGTACCCACCTTGATCGAACATTGACGTATTCAAGTAGCTCGGTAATTCGTCGTAGGCGGAGGCTGGGTTCCAGCTACTTATGGCGCCAGAAATAGAAGGCATCCAATCATTCACTGAACTCGCTAGTGAAGAGATGTCGCTATACGCGGACGCCGGATTCCAGTTACTTGCCGAGTCCGACACGTTTTCCCACAAATCGACAGGGTCGTAATCAAAGTTCATCCCAGACAAATCGAAATCATCAAACATTATATACTCCTTAGGACCTGTTGTCGCCGGGTTCGGTATGAATTATAACCTTTCCAGCCTCATAAAACCCGTTCAACACGTTACTTTCAAATTTTAATAGTATGTGTCGACGCTGTTCTCTCATATCTACCTTGCCGGTGGTCGGCGTAAACGTATACGACGTTATAGGTTCCATAGGAGCTTGTGCAAATTCATATCCGATAACGGATACGGTCATATCTCCAGCCTGAATGAAATCCGGCTCTACTCGAGTGAGTCTTGTCCACTTGCTAATACCCTGCTGACTGTCACCAACACCGCCCGTAGGATAGCCGAAATTCTGAGTGGTGTAATAGCTTTGAATCGCTAATTCATTATCACCTATGACCGCGTTATACCCAAACTCATGTTGATATAGGCCATACTTACCGGATAGCTCGGCTTCAGACCCCGCCCAGATCGGATACTGGATTACCTGAGAGTAAAAACCCGCCGAGCGCGACATTGAATTGTCATACCATGTCTTCAGCCGGAGATTGAATACGATCGTGGCGTTACATTCCGTAGAATCCCCACGCGGGTAGTGCCAGATGATTTCACCAAAGCGAGGTATCTTCGTGACCCATATCTTCTGGCGCTGGGAATAATTCAAGTTGTCAAAGAACCAGTTCTGATTCAAGTCATTTTGTAGCTCTTTTACCGAGCTGTCAAAGTATAGGAACCGGTCGACGCCAATCCAGAAATAGATACCGTCATATTCAATGACGCCGTTCTGAGCTAGAATGCTGGATTGAGTAGAAAGCGTTGAGAAGCGAAAAACCGCCTGACCGCCGACGTAATCCATACGAATGACGGAATCTAGTGACCAGAGGATAGCGGCCACCTGTCCAGCCCGCAGAGGGAGACCAGCGACAATTTTAGCTCCAGTTACTCGGTCCGCACCCGCATCGCCAGGGATAGCACTCGTGCTCCAAACTTGCGGTTGATTAGCGTCTGACCACGCGACCAGGCCGTCTGAACCGTACAAAATCGTATACGGAGCTACTAAAAGCACTCCCCCCGAAACGGCGGGAGCGTCCGTAATCATAGCGAACACCGACAAGGCTGAATTAGCAAGCGCCCAGTAAGGCTTGGTCGCACGGTCGTCGTCAATGTTACGTAATGATTGATTACAGTGCGCGACGACGATCGTACCGGCTGTACCTACGGCTTCATCATACTGGGTATCGGCGGTCCAGAGGTTGTCATCATTTGATACGAAGCCTACCGGCGTACGATCATGAATGTCATTACCGACGACATTTGAATCGACGAGGAGGGTCTCGATCTTAGACTTAGAAAAACATAGACACGTGTTCAGGTCCTTACGTGACCAGAGAAGAAACTTACGTATCGGACCTGAGAGTTGGTCAGTTACTCGACGATACCCGCCCATCTTTTTCGCCTTGCCGCGCTGAAACCTAACCCATTGACCGTCTGAGCAATACTCACCTTCCAAAAGGGTGCCGTCTCGCTTTATACCCGGCTGCGGGGTAAGCGTGAAGACCATCTCATCGGCGTTTTGATTATCGGCCATATTAAGTCCCGGAGACGTGTTCGTACCATTCAAGGTACAGATTACATAGGTTTCCCGCCGTACCTGAAGTAATACGGATGAGGTACTTAGTGTTTTGCTTCAGCACCCACTCGGAATCGTGACTCACGTTTGATGAACCTTTAGATTGGTTTGTCGAAGTACCTGAAGCATATGAACTTATTAGTGTACCATCAGTAGTTCCCCCGCTCGTACCTTTGTGAATCGTAGCCGTGGAAGGGTTAGCCGAGTTACGGTTAGCGTTGTAATAGGTCTGTAGTGTCGTGCCTGTGCGGTCAGAAGCCTCGTATACGAAAAACGAAGTCACCGCAACTCCATCAATACTGAGTATCAGGTGCATACTCTTGCCGGATACAGGTGTAGTGATTAAATAGTCCTGAGAGGCTCCGCTACCGAGCGTTACCGGATTAGAGTATCGAAACGTCTCGCCATTGTGAATAAAAGCGTGTGGAGCCTCTATAAACTTTACACTTTTGGAAAAGGTTTCAACGGGTAACGGGACATAGCTCATATTAGTACCCAGCCTCCGAGAATAGCTTTGAATCGCAGCGATGTTCCAAGAACGTCCATTTCCACTAAAGTCTCACCATAAATCAAATCGGTACCCGAGAGCTGTACGTATAACTTGAATGGTGAGGCCACTTTAATGATTTCAATATCACGCCCGTTACCCGTAAGCGGTAGGGTTATCGTGATGTCTTTAAGCGTAGTGTCTACGGCAATAATATCCTGATTGAGGGTGACCGTAAAGTCATCGGTCACTTTGAAGACCTGTGATATTCCTTGTAAGGATAGAACTGAGGTGTGGTCCAATATTCGATCAGACGAATGCCAGTGATCAAAACAATCGCCCGCTGACGTCAAAGAAGATTCTTGCGCTGAAGTTAGCATTAGCGTGCTCGACTTAAAGGTCCGAGAGAAACATATCCACCTTCACACCAATTACTTCCACTACTACCGTCACTGTCATCGCTTCCACTGTAACCGCTATCACCGCTCCAACCCCCATTATCCTGAGATTGAGATTCGCTTGGAGTACCGCCTTGGATTTCACCGAGCGATGACTGGAAGTTATTACTAAGAGCACCTTGTAGCCCTTGACCAAATGAATTAGCGTTCAATCCTGAACCTAAAGTATCCGCTCCGGCATTTTCAGCGCCGACGCCGATGGATCCGGGTGTCTCTCCCCCATAATTATATCCGCCGAAAGTGCCTGAATCTATTCCAGAACCTATACCCTGATGCCCCCAGAAACCGCCTTCAAACCCTGGAGTAAGATCTGGGTACATACCCGCCATTTCCCCAAACCCTTGTGCCGCGTTGAGACCTAGCATTGAGGCTAAGCCGTAAGCCATACCTAACGGAGGACTAATAGCTCCCGCTATTTTACCAAACGCCATGTTAGCGAGACTTTCTGCGTTGATGCCCTTACCCGCCTTTTGCCCGACAACCGAACCGAGCGTTCCCGCAACCGCGCCAGGGATACCTGTGTAATTGAGTCCGATGCTCGTAGCTGCGCCCAATCCACTACTTACCAGGCCTGGTAATCCAAATCCCTCGGTAAAGGTTATCTCATTTTCGGAAGGGGTAAGCTCTGATTGATAATTTGGATTATAACTGGAGGATGAATCAGAACCTAGAATGTCCGCACTCGAGGCGTCTGCTAAGGCTTTCGCTTTAGCCGTCTCCTGAGCAATTTGATTTAAGGGGTTGGTTGAGGGGTTGGAGTTGTTGGAGTTAGCCCACGCATTATACAACTGAGACGTAGAGGCTATAGGAGATGCCAAGCCGCTCCAATACGGTAACCCCCAGCTATATTGAACGGTCATGAAGATCTCCTAACTTACTGATTTCAAGATATTATAGCGCATTACCCTGATTAATTAAACTTATATTACGTTTCCGAAATACCCATGAATGGGCTTGGCGAGAACGTGAGTTGGGGCTTGCCATTGCGGAGGTCTCCCCAGAGTTTCCATCCGAGGTTAATCCGCAGGCAACGCATCGAGGAACCCCAACGCCTGACATAGTACCACTGGAAGTAGACGGGTTCCCCATCGCGCAGGATGACCCGTTCTACCAAGCCATTGTGAATCGGACGGTTGGAGGTTTGTTCATCACCTGTTACCACTAACGTGTCGGAAGCCAGGATCGTAGCCCCCAAGACTTCGATGGCAAAGCCATACATCGAGTTACGATACAGCCAGCAGAACCGATTAATCCAACGTTGGAATTTGGTATCCTGCACCTTGTAGGGTCTGTGTTCAGTCTTCCAGCCGTCATCACCATCAAGCGAGTTGTCAGGTGTCTGGAACCACCAGAGCCACTTGGGTAACCACCCATCCTCAGATGCGAAGAGAACAGCCAGCGGCGCTAGTGGATAATTAAGCAGCGAGGTCAGAAGACTGACAAGCGTAATGGCAACATACTTGGCGTACATCACTCAACCCCCTTCGCGTAGAAGAACATCGTATCAACCTGTGCATCCGTAAGCCCAAACCGTGTTGCCATTGCCAGCACCATTGTCCCCTGACGTTCGAATGCTCCGGTTGCCCATGCAAGCTTCGCTGCTCTCGGAGTATCAGGCAAGTTAATATAGGCTTCCACTTCCTCATACATCTGGAAGGCATCGAGAGTCACCTTGCCTTGGTAGTTGGTCACTGTCTGTGGGACAGGAATAACTACTGGATCAGCAGGTTCAGAGGTATTCCCTTTAGAAAGCCAAGCGAGATATTCACGATAGTCTGAGTTGCCTTCATCGTTTGGGATGCAAGCAGAATCAGAAAGACGAAGGATGGAGGTTGTGTTAGTTAGCTTGTACATTTTATAGCTCCGCAATCAATAACGCAGTAGTTGGAGGCACAATGAAAGCAGAAGCCCCTAAGGTCAGTCCCGCAGCCCCTGTAGCAGCAAAGTGTGCCATACCACTGCTGTTATTTATGGTTATAGAGCAACCAGTGCCAGTACCATTAGGTTGAAGCACATTAAACCCAGTAGTTGTACTAAGTGTTGGGAACACAAACATACTTGACACATCTAAATATCCACCGACAGTTGATGTACTAAAACTCTGACCGGATATGTTTTTAAGTGGGCGCACGTGCCGCTGGCACAGCGCAAGTTCTAAACCAATAGGGGGGTTCACAAATGGAGTTGCTACTGTCCCTGACTCAAGCTGTATATCCCCGAAGAAGTATGATTTGGACGTAACAGAGTTTGCAGCCGAATCAATGAGGATCAGCATTAACCCATTCGCCACATCTGCCTGTGAAAGCACAGGGTATGTGCAAGACAGCTTAGTTATTACCGCGTCTGGAACAACCCCGAGCGTCATGCTGCTAATGAGTGTGACGCCTGTAAAATTGTCAATTGTATTGGCTTTGTATAGCTGCGCAACAAAGGTTCTTGCCCCACCGGTAAGCTGGTAAAGAGTTGCCGATAGAGTTAATGCCTTTCCTTGCAGATCAGTAGTGTTGGCGGCTTCAATACGCTGCGCTATGGAGACTTGTCCGTTTGTCCAAGTACCATTAATAACTTGGACAGAACCAGAGTTCCAAGTTGAGTTAAGAATCGTCCCTACCGTAGCTGTGATCCCTGTACCACTTTGAATTGCACTAAGCCATTGGTCTACGCCATAGACAAACGCGGAACTCAAAGCTACTGAGCCGCCCCGCTGTTTAATCCGCATGCCCCCGTTAATCAACTTATTCCGACTCTCAAACGCGGAACCCATTGCGAGGGTTCCGGCAATTGATCCGTTTCCGGTGAAGACAGGGTCAGCTTTAGGAGCTTTCTCGGTATCAAGCTCATTCAAGGCTGTTTGGACATTAGTCGCAGCAATACCTCCGGCTGGAGTGTTTACAATATTAGATGCGATTAAAGAAGTTAGAGCCGCTTTCTCAGTATCTAATTCATTTAGGGCGGCTTGAACATCAGTCGCTGCAATTCCACCAGATGCTACGTTAGCAATATTGGATGCCGTTTTATTTACCCATACTGGCGCACCTGACCCGCCGGATACCATCAATTGCCCCGAAGTTCCAGGAGGAACAAAAGCGGTCACATTAGGAGCCGACTGATATACTACCGAACCAGAAGCCCCTCCAGTTAGCGTTGTTGCAGGAGCGGAAGAAGTCTGAGCCAAAACGACGTCGGTTCCGTCGCAGTAAATGATGGCTCGGTCAGTGTTGGCCAAGACCACGCTTGCTCCGGACGCCGTCTTGATAGTAAGCGAGTACGCTCCGCTATAAGAGCATTGAAGGTAATATACAGCCACTACGGCGGGAACGATCACTGTTATATTTGACGGAGCCGTGCCAATAAACTGCATCAGCTTATTTTGAGCCTGCACGCTCGTAAGCGTGAATGGTGACCCTGTCGTAATATCCAACACCAACTTCGTGAATTGAAACTGGGTACTACGCCCATATCCGACGGTAACCCACTTAGTGCCGTTACATATTACGAAAGCGGATTCACCAGGAGCAATATCCTTTGTAGTAAGCTCGTCGATCAGCTCTGAACCTGATGGATTAATCGTGATCGATCCTGTTCCCTGATTCGACAACGAGAACATATAACCGTTGGTCGCGGAGGCTGCGGCTATTAGGTCCAGCGCTAGAGCACCCCCGTATGAAATTAGAGTCTTCGCTCGGTCAGTCAGCATTAAACTATACGTAGTCGCCGACAGACTGACCGCGTCATAATTCTGAGCCAGTTGCGAACTGATTACTTTCAGACCTGCACCAGCTAGAGCTGAGGCGTTCGCCGTCGTAGTGCCTGAGCCCAGACCTATAACCTCCCAGACCCCTTGAACAGTTGAGTTGTCGGTCAGGTAAACCGCACGGACTTCGCCCGTAGCTAGAGTACCGATCTGCGTGCCGAGGCTGTCTTTCAGCGTGATAGTAAATAGGCTGAGGTTGTTAAACGTGATCATTCGCCCAACAGACACTTCCATCGCCGATGGGAAGGTGATCTCGAACGCACCTGTAGCCTGAATGTCAAGAATATCATACAACAGGTAAGTTCCTGAACTTGTCTCCGGCCAGTAAAACTGTTGATTAGAACTTAGTGTGATTTCCGCGTACGAGCTTTCCGAGGAAGGGATTGCCTGACTGCCGAAAACTTCGGTATAAGTCGTCATACTTTATTCTCCTGAACGGGACGTAGCGGCTCTGTCCCCACTGATTCGACGAGTTGTTTCCTGTGCAATACCCTGCAACGCTCGGTCATAAAGCGATTGGAATTCAGCGATACGCTCCGGGCGCTTCAGGAACGGCTGGGCTTCCAAGAGCGTGGCGTATAGCAAAAGCTGAGGTGCATACTGAGTAATCCAGTTAGTTTGATTGGACGCAGATAGAGGCTCTGGTCGCTCGTAGTAGGCGATTTCGAATTCGTAATTCTGATCTGGCGTCGGTACGAAGAGGTAATGCTCGTATTCGTAATCTGCATAATATCGCGGAACACCCTGGTCAGCGGCGTTAGGCCAAAACGCCCGGCAATAATCGTAAGTTCTCGGCTGCAAAAACGCCATAGAGCCACTTGCGTTTATACTCAAACTAACGGTCTCGCGCCAACGGTTAGGCTTGGCTATTGTCGCGCCCGAAAGCGCCCCTTTTACGTATTTCTGCAGACCCAACCCTCGGACTTCCGACGCGAGGCGGTTCTCAGCCATCATGACGAAGCGAGGTATCTGCTCAATGAACGGGTTGTCATTACGCTCAGCGTAAAGGGCGACGTCAGTAAGTAGGGAATCATACGTAAGTGCCTCAGCCATTTCATTCTACCTTCGTATCTGGTCTAGGATGTTGAAGCGTGATGTCTTCAGCCTTGCGAGCCGGTAAACGCCATGGGTCGTAAATGTCTACGCATTCTCCGCAATACCAGTTCTGATTGTTTGGATCCTTGACCAACTGATCATAGTAAATCTTTTTCTGACAGCGGCCGCAAATCGCGATAGCCGCTGTACCCTTGGCTCGGACTGGAAGATAGAGTCCCATGATTAGCGAGAGTACACACCAATTGAAGGGGTTAGGTAGATCGGAGCGCCGTCCGTCTCTCCCTGTTCTGCTTCAAACACTTGTTTATCAGCCATCTGTACGACCATTTGGGCCACCGTAGGATCCACTGTCGGGAGCTCAAAGCAGAGTCGAGCCGCCAAGAGCCAGATGATTCCATCAAGCCAACGCTGAGGAATTTCTAACTGTTGAATCAGACTGCCGACGTCCTGAGGCTGGCGATGAATGAATAGAGTGAGGTGGTTCGTCGCGATGTCGGGTATCGGCCACAGCGTTAGCGTAGGGGTCAGCTTCTTTTCAAAGAAGTAATTGATAGCAGGATGACCCTGCTGAGTCTTCGCGTTGATGGCTGAATAAGTGTCGCGGCTCCACTGAGTCATCGGGAGGTCGTAAAGCGAAGTGGCGACTACGACGTCGGTCACCGTCGGGAAGGGTAAGAAACCCTGAACCGTATAGTAACCCTTGTCTTCGATCACGGGGAGATCAAACCAATAGTACTGATTGGCGATGTAGGTATTAGAAGCGACGGACAGAATGGACGTGTAAGTTACGCCGTCCGAAGAGTTGCCAACCGTGAGAGCGCCGGTATAAGCGACGCCGAATTTCACTCCGACACGCAAGCCCTTAGCCGTATCGATCAGAGACGCGACTCCACCGCCTACCGTAACTGAGAAGGCGGAACTTGCGAGTACGGGCTGAGTGTGAACGACATTCAGTACGTCAATAGTACCAGGAGGAGTAAGGTAAGTCGCTTTACCTTCTTGCAAGCCCAGCAAGACCTTATCCACACACCACAGATTCAATCCTCGATTGCCGAGGTTGAGCATCAGCATGTAGAGACACTCTTTGGCAATCAGGACCGTTTCTGGAGTTTGGGCAGAGGGGAGAACACGCACCCGACGAAACGCATGCTCGAATAGAGCACTAGTATCTATTACGGTTGAAGCGACGGTTCCGCTAGTGGTCATGCTAACCTCTTAGGTGTAAAGAACGATCACTGATCCAGCAGCCACGACTAGAAACAATCCATTTTTTGCAGCCACACCTACTGATCCGCCGACAATCGGTGCAACCGCACCTGCTGCGAGCGTTTGTGCGAACAAAATAGTGCCGCTCGTACTCGTGCCGTCGTAGATCGTCACGGCTCCGCCGGTGATCGTCGAAATAACACCAAATAGCCCGGAGGGACCTGTCTTAATCTGTACTCCAGCAGTTGCACCGCTGGGGAAATAACCAATTTTTTCAGCAGCCATGAGTTTCTCCAAATAATAAGCAGAGGGGTTTCCCCCTCCACCTATAGGACCGACTAGACCTGGGTAACCCCGCACGCACCGATACGAGTAGCGTTCGGACCACACGCGATAGCCGGAAGAGCAATCGTAGCCACCAAACGGCGAGAACCGTTAGCTGCGGTCGCTAGAGTGATGTAACCCCGAACGTCAGTAGTTGATTGAGTAGCCGGAGACGTCACGTCACCCACCGTTACCGCCGCGAGGAGACCAACGGTCGCGTTGTAATTGAAAGTGATGTAATCTTTCGTCGTGATGCGATACGGCAGACCGATCAGATCACTGAAACCGACCGTAATACCGTTGGTACCGGCAGTTGCATTGGCATTGGTAACGCTAGTCACGGACTTGAACATCTTGGTAGACGTAACCGTGCTGGTCGTCGGAGCCGCAAGGGTTTGCGACATCGGCTGACCATAGATATCAAAACCGCTGATCTTGTACGTGGCCGTATTGGCGCCAGCTGCGGTGATCGTAACCGAACGGGCGACGTCCAGGTTATAGATGTTGGTGCCGTCAGCCGCCACGGTAACCGTAACACCCGTACCTGCCGCCAGATTGAAACTCGCGCCCGAACCTGGATTCTGGGTCGTGGCGAGGCCCGCAGCTTGAAGCGTAACCGGCACGACGTCGTACACATAAACTCGACCCATCGGACCGACGCCGAGTTCCATATTGCTCGGGCCGTCTACATTCACTTTGCCCGAATTTACCGGACCCAACATAATGTCATCAGAAACTTGCATTTGAATCTCCTCTGGGGCTTGAACCCCTCAAGGTAATATAAAAACTCCCCAGCGAAGGCCGGGGAGTGGGTTTTGCATCAGGTACCCGGAGTACCGAACATCGCACGCCAGTCAGTCCAACCCGAACCGAAGCGCATCGTGCTCTTGTAGCGAACGCTGTCGGTCTCAAAGTCGCCTTCCATTGACTTCTCGATCTTGCGACGCCACAGGGTCTTCATACCTTCCGACGCATCGGTCTGGACGAACCAGGCGGTAGCCGAGGTGAGACGCGAGAGAACAGCAACATCCGACAGCATACCCATCGACTTGACCGGGTTGAGGTCGTTGTTGTTCGTACCTGCGCGCAGCACGCTCTTCAGCAGGACTTCAGCCTGGAGCATGTTACCCGGCGCGACGACCAGCTTCTTCGGCGTGATGCGAATCTTCTTACCACGAGGATCAGCCGCTTGACGAATCTGGATCATCATCTGTTCCAGGGACGTTTGCGACAGTGCTGCCGAAGTGGTTAGCAAGTTCGAAGCCGACGGATCACCCGCTGCAACAGCCAGGGCCGCTGCGTGATTGTTGACACAGAGCGCCGAACCGTCACCACCGGTATACGAGCCGTTGAAGGCGCGATTCAAGTGATTGGCGTGGATCGTCTCGAGCGTCTCGGTCATCGACTGAGCCAGGTGCTTGGAGAACGTGGAACCGATGCGAATGTGATCACCGTCTTCCACCAGTACCTTGGTCAGCGCGAAAGCCAGACCGTACACTTCGTACGGATAGCGCTTGGCGAACAACTGGCCGCCAGCATCATAAGTAACCGGCGTACTGTCGGGGAGAGCCGGAGCAGAGCCCATACCGTAGAGCATCGGCTCTTCATGATAAGCTCGAGTGATACCCGGACTCTCAGTGAAGATCTGTTTGTACTCATCAGCGCGTTGGTCGTAGACCCCGTCGAACGCTTGATTGAGGATCGGTTCCACAATCGAACGGAAGTCGGAATTGCGCATGGGAACCACACAGGCGAGAAGGCCGGTACGGACCATGAACATAGTCAGTACGAGGTAGAGGCTTTCAAGGAAGCCAAAGAACATCTTTTTCATTTTCAGCTCCTTTAGATTGAATTGACTTCAGCCAGCATCTGGTTCTTGGCGATTTGCACACGGACGATCGTGTAGGCATCACCCCACGCGTTGTCAGCATACGGCGCCAGACCCATGATACGGAAGTTGCCCACCGCAGCCGCGCCCTTGAGGGTGGAGTTCATGTACGAACCCGTAACACCCGTATTGACGTTACCCGCAGCGATCACGATATCAGCTGAATCACCGATAGCCGTAACTGCAACCGCACCACCCGCTTGAATTTCGCATTCCATAAGCGGATCGAACGGAATGACGTACCATTCGATGTTGGTGACACCCGACAGCGATGCCGGCCAGTAAGTTGAGTACGTCGGCTTGCCGGTGGCGTCATTGTAACGGCAACCGTCGAAAATGCCATAGGCTGCATCATTGGCCGCGATGATCGCAGCGATAGCGCCATCGCCGGTGAGCTTGACAAGATCACCCTTGTAAACCGCCGCCGAAGGAATCGTAGTGAAACCAGACATAACGCGTGTCCGAATCGTCCCAGAGGGATGATAGACCGCACGTACGCCCGAAGGAGAAGCATAAGAGCTCATGATTTAGTCCTTTACTGAATGAAGGTAGGATTGCGGGGATTACCGCGTCCGAGATTGTTGAAGTCCCCCTCGATCTGCGCCAGTCGTCGACCGTCACTATCTTCATCATTCTTACTGGACACATTGTCACGGATTGAAGCTTCTTGTTCCATCGGCATGTCGTGATGGTAAATAGTCATCAAATCGGTGTACGTCTCGGTCGGAATCTTGAACAGCAACATCTCATTACAGGCGATACAGCCGTCAAACTCACCACCGGTCGCCAGGAACTGGGTACCGAATGCCGGGACTTCTGAAGCCTTTACTGGAGCATAACCACGTTGAATCCGCTTGTAGATCGGATCCGTACTATTGGTCGTACTCAGCCAGCAACAATGAAAGCCTGGGAGTTTGGGAGGAGTGGGGAGAACTTCTTGTACCCAGTCTTGTCGGAGCATGCGACGACGTTCCGAGGCTGAAAGAGCACTTCCATCTTGCTGAACGCGATCAACATCCGCGCTATCACGAGAGCCACGTACAGGCGTCCCTGCATCCTTCTTGAGGCGGTCATCGCCGAAGGTGTCTTTGATTGGATTAGCCATGTCATGTCTCCTTATTTGTTCGAACCGTGTGTACGGTCGTATTCTTGAAATCGGCGAATTGCATCTGCGCGTTTGGCGGGATCATCAAATGTACCGGCATCTTTCAGAGCTTGAACTCGCTCTGCGGATAAACGGTAAGTCCCTTTGGGCGCAGTGCCCGATTCCGTTCCTGAACCTGCCACCGGTACACGAGGTTTCGAGGGCTGATTACTTGGAGTCCGATTATACCCTGAAATAGCCCTATGAGGCAAGTATTTTTTAACCCGTGAATCCAACTCTTCCCAGTATTCCTTGGTCGTCGGGTTCCAACCTTCCTGTACCAAGCGATTGTCAATCTTCATCACCAGATCACTATCGGCATCGCTCCCAGCCGGATCATACCACGAATTCTTTTCAATCCAGGCGTTAGCGTTCTGAGCCATGCGCGGATCAAGAGGCTTTGGCTGTTGTTGAGCCTTCGTCCCCATGTTCTTCTTGGCGTTCTGCAACATGTTGAATCGGTTCTGAGCCGCAAACATCTTCTCCTGGGCATCTACCGCAGTGGCTCCGTCCGCCATTTCAATAGCCTTGCGATTGACTTCCTTGAAATGATTGTAGTAATTCGACGCTTCGGTAATGGCTGAATCAAGCTGCGCCGCCTGATTACCGACCGAATGCTGTTCCACCGACGCGAGCCGGGTAGACAGTTCATTCAGCATTTCATCGCGAGACGCTAGCTCACGCTTGAGCGACTCTACGTATTCCTTACGGCTGGCTTTGTTCTGCACGCGCCGTGCCCGGTTGCGTTCGCGCCGTGCGTCAGCCTCTTCTTGAGTTTCTTCGGCGTGGCCGGTTTCGTCATCTGCGTCATGCTCATTAGAAGCGACACGTTCGTCATCCTTGTCATCTTCTTTGATTTCAGGTTTGGCGTCTTCACCCACTTGCAGCGAGCCATCGTCGAGTTCCTTGACGACCAAGTCGTCTTTCTTGTCTTCATTTTCCATTTCTGTTTCCTTTCACAGAATGATTAAACCAATTCCCAATCTTCGGCGAGCATGTCGGTCTGACTACACAGCCATGGAACAATCTGTCCGTCGGCTGTTTTCATATCGACATGAGCATGATAGTTAATCTCCGTCCCTTCTGGATAGATACCCAGTAACGGAGCACGATTGACCTTAAAAGTAGAACCGGGCACGAGGAATAAAAACATCCCTTTACCGTTCCAACCGGCGCGAGCAACACGTTGTCCGGCTTTCAAGCCCGCAAGAGCTGATCCAAAGTTCATATCTGTATCCTCACAGAAGTTGGTCAAATGATTCGAAGTTGCTCTCCACCACCAATTGCACGTTCGTATCATCGAACACGGCGAAGATAGCCTTCTCTTTTTGCCCAGGAATAGGAGCCTCGAAACGGAAGCCTCCCCAGCGCGGCAGGATAACCAAGTCACCCACTTTAGCCCAAGCCCCCTCTTTCCACTCTTCACCCGAAGAACGGTCCCTAAAGGCTATTCCTCCAACTGCGACGACGAGTCCCAGCTGGGTGTTACCGTTGTTAAAGTCCTTCGTGTCTTCCACCAGGACAATACCACCTTGAGTCTTCTCCTTCAAGGTGCGAAGTTGCACCAGGATTTTGGCTCCGGCGGGTTTGGCGCCCGATTCAACTTGTGGGAAGTGTTGCTGGATGTAATCGTTTTTTGTATTCACGATCGTTGCTCCTCTTTCAGATCATCGCGCAATAATGATTCAAGGGTTTCCAGCGCGAGTTGGAGACCTTGATAACGTCCAGCCTGCACCCCATGTTCGAACGGATCGGACTTGGGACGCATCATGGACGCTTCAGCAACACTGAGTTGTTGATCTTTGATGTGACCTATGAACTTTGTTACCAGGTTTTGATTCACTTGGCTTTAAGCTTCTTAGGTGCGGGTTTGGCTTCAGCTGGTTCATCATCGATAATAGGCTGAATGTCGGTAGAGAGGTTATAACCGATGGAAAAGTGAGCCAGACTCTTGTCGCTTTCTACAACAGTCTGGACGCCGTCGGGAGTAGTGACTAGATATTTCATTTACACTTCCCGCCTTTCTTCAGACCGCGTTTCTTGAGTTCAGCCACGATGAGTTTCTTGTCTTCGGCAGCGTCCATGTGTTTCTCGACTTTACCGCCGTCTTTGTAAGCCTTCAAGCCGGGTTGAGCTTGGCCACCCATTACTTTCGCAAGACGTCCCATTACTTTCTCCTCAGGTTAGGCTGCGAGTAGCAGCAATTCAATGTCATGTTCGTCATCATTAGCCGCTTCAATCGCTTCCCATTCAGCGAGCTTCTGACTGTACGGATTCAGCCAACTTCTAAATTCAGCACTAATTATATTTAAAAATGGCGTGACCAGGGGGATTTCCACGCGGGGAGGTTTTACGTAAATGGGTTTCGGTAAGACCGGAGGTACCCAGATTTCTACGTCTACTTCCCGACGAGGCTTTTTGACAACTCGGAGCTTGGGCTCCACGGGTTTTGTTTCCGAGCCTTGGCCCGTTCCTTTCGCCGTTTCTTTTCCTTGCTTTTGCTCATACTTTTTCAATTCCTCTTCTTGTAAGTTGTAGAAGAATGCTCTCCAATACCCGGACCGAGCATCCACCTTCTTATTACCGTCACACCAGAACCCGTTAGACCAGAACCCAGTAGACCAGAACCCGTCTGCCCAGAACTTACAATCTCCCGGCGCGACTTGAGATTGCTTGAATGCGTTCGTACTGAATGAAGCCTGGGAGAAAGAGTTCGAGCTGAACATTAGGAGGGCTCACCCACGCCTCGCCACTTGTCGGTTGATTGACCTATGCCGATGATCTCGATACTGTTCATTTGTACCGCATTGACGGCTACAGGGGCTGCGTTCATTTCCGCCAGTAGCACTGTCGTGATGAGCTGGTTGCCCTTCTCGGTCATCGTAGATTCATTGTAGAACGCGCCATACCCTTCAATCCAGTACTCGCCGCCCGTACACGACGCGTCAAGCGTGATGTCCCCACCGGAGATGTTCATTTCAGCCAGGCTTCCGGCGACCGCGTTCTTAATCAGTACCGAGCCACTGGCTAAGTCCGCAGAGAAGACGGTACTAGCGTGGCTACCCATATCTAACACCGTAAAGTCACCCTCGACAATCGCTCCAGCCACTGACAAGGTTTTGCCCGGAGCTATGAAGATATCAGCTTCCATACGTCCGTTTGCAACTTCGCCTTGAATATTGTATACGTTTTTCAGGTAGCAGTCGCTGAAGACGTTTGCTGCGTTAGACGACGGGCTCATCACGCCCGTTACGGTCATGTTTTCTATGCGACACGAATTGAATACTTTTAGGTTCAGGTCAAAGGTATCCGCCGTGAATCCGGTTTCGCCTCGCAGTATTACATTGTCAAAGCCGTCATCCGCCGAGAAACTACCAGTCAGAGCGTACGTATTGAATCCATTAGCGAGCGCTATAGCTCTAGCGTCAGGTAGATTGTTTACCGGATGGGCTGGAGTACCTAGTGGCCACGTCGTACCCGAAGCCCCATTGACTGAATCAACGTGTACCGCTCCGTAGAATGATAACCGATCAACCTCTTCATCAATGTCTATCAAGGCTGCGTCGGTGTGTAGATTGATATCATTCTGTAGGGTACCGATAATCTGTCCGGCAGTTCCGGCGAGGTACGAGCCGGGTAGGATAGTGGTCCATGGGTCACCGGCGGAGGCTGCTGAATTGACCTTGTTACCCATCGTACCCGCTACATTGAACACCGCCGCTACCGAGTTCCAGACCTCATTCGCCACGCTCTGGGGAGTAACCTCTGCGCCTTGACCCGAGATGGTGGCAGAAATAAACCCGTTAGCCGTGGCTGTGGCCGTCGGCGTAAAGGTCATAGTTAGGGTCGCGCCTAAGCCTGACTGAGCTCCGAGCACCGGCGTCATAGTGAAACTCGGTCCCGTGAAGCTCGCCTGAGCTAGTAACGCACCGACGATAACGGGGTTATCAACGGTAAAGCCCATAGAAATAGAGGCTACACCACCGACTACAAGGGCTAACGCCGCCTGATCAACCGCCATGTCCAGCGTGATGTTGGCGCTGAGGTTACGCCCGTAAACGCCCGTTCCCGTTGTCGTGACCGAGAATCTGGTCTCATTATGACTCGCCAAACCTCCGGGCTTGCGGGGCATCAGCCAGGCTACGGGATGACGAGTACCCGCAGGGATAGAGGCTTGAGCGTTGAAACTCGCCTCACCCGCTAACTGATTACGCTTGAAAGCCGTGAGGTTGTAACTCGCGGGGAGACAGGAAGGGTTAGCCCCGTCAATCATTGACGTAGCCGTAGTAATACGGCCAGCTAGATTGTAGCGGAAACCGTTACCCAGGAGCCCCATTTAGCCACCCCAACCGTACTGTCCAGCCGCGTAGAACGTACCGCCTGAGGTAGTCGCGCCCGTATTGTAGACTAGGAACTGTAGGTTACACCCATCACGGAGACGCGGGAAACTCGGCACCGTATTCACGTAATCGAATAGGTTATACAATCCGGTCTGGGGCACAGGGATCGGCAGCGATGCTAGTGGATAACACAACCCAATAATCACGGAGCCTGACGCGTGAGCGGTACCACCCCAAGTCAGGGTTTCAATGTCTTTCACGCCGACGTCATTACCCGCGAGAGGTAGGAAGGGTCCATATTTGTTCGCCGCATTACCTGAGTTCAGGATAGCTCCGCTCAGAGCGGAAGCCGTAGAGACGCAACCGGCTGTCGTCACGCGTCCCGTAGTACCGCCTGAATTCGTGTAGGTAATTTGTATCGTAGGCGCGTTAGCGCCCATGTTGGCATAGGCCGCTACGAACATGCGAAGTCCGGCACCCTCGGGGTATCTGTCCACGTTAGCGGCAGTGCTCCCAATCGGGGTCATTACGACCGTTTTTGCGCCCGCTGCGCTCACGTTTGTAGTAGTGAGTTTGACGTACCCAATCAAGTCTACAGGTAGGATGAACCAGGGTGCGCCAGCCGCTGCGACAATCGAGCCCCCTAAGGCTGTCAAGTGTTTAGTGGCGGGTGAGACATCTCCGCTGAGGTAGGTAGCACCTTCAGTCCAGGTTCCGTCTGTGGCCGTGAAGTTCAACTCGGTACCACCGTAAGTCGCTGCGGGAGGAGAACCTGCTGCGTTAATCAGGTGTTGCCAGTGACCCGCCATGCCGGCAGCTACAAAGTTTTTCTGGAAGATAAATCCATTGGTCTTGCCGTTGGAGGTCATCTGATTAATCATATCGTCTTGCGAAGTCCAGCCCATGTCATTACTCCCATTGCGTCGTGAGGACGCCGGTTAAAATAGAAGATGCTAGCGAGCCAGCATTACCCAAACTGATGAACCCTAGTATAGCGCTCGGCTTGACTTCGTAAACAGGTATGTGAATCAAGGCTTCCATATGCGTTGCAGCTCCATAGCTGTCTAAGCTGCCGGTCGTCGTGCGTCGACATTCCTGGGTGGCCTGTGTGTCTAAAATAGGCTTCACGATTACGATAGCCATTAGACCACCACCTGCTGCCGTAAAGGTACAAGACTCTACGGAAATAGCGCTTGAATCACCAGCCTGTAGGCTGAGGAACGGTAGAGAATTAGTGGCGGCACCGTTAGTAGAGGTCAATAGAATACCCCCACCGGCGACTACCTTAGTGTTGGTCGCGACGGTTGTCCGCCCAGCCACGCCATCTTGATTCGTATAAGACAGCGTGAAAGTACCGTTAGTAGAGCTGGCTGACTGAGCCACGCACATGATTTGACCACCCTGCGGATACCGACTCGGGAGCGGGTTGGTCTGGACCATATCCTGTTGCTCGCCCACGGCGTCGGTGTCTACGAACGGGTAGTACATCAGGTAATCGGCGAGCATCAAACGCTGATTCTGATTGCTAGTACCTGTCGCGCTACTGGCCGCAGTCATAGTGCAAACGTCTTTGATGAATTGCGACTTACCGATGTTCGGCAGGTTAATCCCTCGGTTGGCTTCTACGTAAGCTGATTCAAGTGGTGAAGAGGCGTAGAAGTTAGCGACAGGATTGCCGGCGTAGTAAGTGTAATCAATGAAGTCGTTAGCGGACGTAGCTGCACTCGCCACGGTCTTACGGAACGTGGTGATGTGCCGCTGTCCGCGCTCATGGGCGTTAGCCCACTCGGCGACGTTCTTGAATCCCATTAGTCGGCCACGATATCCAGATCGCCACCCGCGAACTGAGGCTGAATCAAGTTTGCCACCGCGAGTGAGGAGCTAAGCTGACCCGAGAACAGTAGCAGACCAGCCCCAGACGCCGCTGTGCCGATACCGACATAAGTCACGGTTGCGCCGGTTGCTCCACACTGAGGAAATTGGACTAGGGAAGCGTTAGTCGCAGTGTTACCTGCGATAGTCCAAGCGCCCGAGGTACGTACCACACCTACGCGTGCGTAATTCGTATAGACGGTTTCATTGGTAGACTGCGTACCCGCTTCACCGGGATCACCCGTATGCAGGCTAACGTAGAGGCTTCCCGATGCAGCTGAGGGCTGAAGACCTGCCGCGTCACCTATCAGAGCGATAGCGTTGTTGTTGAATACTAGCTCTAATAGCTCGGTTTCAAAAGCATTTGACATACTCATAACATTACTCCTTGATTAAGCGGGACGCATTGGATCAGCCGGAGTACCGCTTCCGGTCAGGGGTTTGGAATTGATTTGTACTGTATTTACAGGAATTGCGGTTGCTTGCAGCGCGGCAAGGACGGCGGCGGCGATTCGGGCTATGTCGGCGTCTGAGAGGGAGCCGGTGAATGTGCCTGCGGCTCTTGTGGCAACCCCTGAAACTGTCGCGGAAACCGAAACAAGGTTCCCCGAGGCGTCGTGCGTCGTGGCTACTCCTGTCCTGATGGCACTGCCGATCACAGACGCAGAGAGCGCGGAAAGAGCCCCGGAGGCCGTGTGGACTGTAGCCGCGCCAGTTCGTACCGCGGACCCTGATACCGTCGCGGTCACTGCAACCAGGGCACCACTGGCGGTATGCGTTACAAATCCGACCGACCGTGTAGCCGATCCTGAAACACTAGCCGCGCCAGATGCAAGCGCCCCAGTAGCCGTGTGCGTGACCGTGCCGACCCGTAAATCAACGCGAACTGGATCGCCAACCGGAACCATCCCTACTTTTAACTGCCATTCAAACCAATATAAATCATCGGGCGCATCTGAAAACTCGAAGCTGGTATCCTCATACGCAACCAACTTGCCAGCGCTCGGCCATGTGGTGATCGTCCCGCAGATTTCCTTACCGTTATCCGCAGGGAAACTTAGACTTTTGAACGCATAACCCGCGCCATCATCCCCAAACTCTGGAATGTTTTCAGCCAGTACGCCGGTCTTGGGCGTCCCGAGTATCCGTCGCCCCGCTGACGATTGGTTTAGGTTGCGCAGCATCAGGCCACCGTTCCGGCCTGATAATAAACAAACGAGCGATCTGTCGATGCGACGATCAATTCACCAGCGCCCGCAGGCAGGCCCGAGGCGATTGTCAACACGCCACCCGCAGACAGCGTGCCCGTGCCATAAACTACGGATGTAGGCGCTACGCCGATGCCCGTGCCTTGTCGCCACTCCCACACAACCGCCAGCGCGTTTTGAACGGTGCCGGTGTTGTTGATCATGGCTTCGGAGGTGAATGAGCCTGAGGCTCCGGTGCGTGTCGCCGATCCTGATACCGTAGCTGATGCTGATGCTATGGAGCCGCTAGTGCTGTGCGATACTGTTGCCCCGGTGCGTGTTGCGGCTCCTGAGACTGTTGCAGATGCGGATGATAGAGAGCCTGATGCGTCGTGCGTGACTATTCCCGCCGAAATAGTGAAACTGAACGTGTCTGAATCGACTGTCTGCGCTGCCGTGTCTGTTGCTCGGACACTGAGCGATGAATATGTTCCTGCCGTTGTTGGCGTACCAGAGATAACCCCTACGCTTGATACCGTGACCCCCGCAGGCCATGATCCGACAGCCGCAAAGGTCAGCGCATCCGAGTCGCTGAAACTGTCTGAAATCGTATTCGATGACAGCGCCGTCCCGACCGTTCCTGTCTGATTTCCGATGTTCGGGCCGGAGAATGTTGGCGCGGCATTTCCGCCCCCTGCAACCCCTTTGAGCACCACCGAAACTTGAGCGGGCTGCGTACTCGTTCCACCCGTCCATGAATTTGATACGCTGGCAGATGTCCCGAGCTTGTACGAGGCTACACAAGCATGTTCGCCGTCGAATCCGATCTGTGATCCGAGTTGTGCCTGCCCCGGCGTTATAGTGGGCGTGGTTGACGAGTAGATAACAAATGAATTAAGTGTTACATCAAACTCCGTGGCCGAAATAGTACCAACAAACGGTGATGTTGCCGATGGGACGCTTTGGCTTAACGGCGTACCAAACGCGCTTGCCTGATCTACGTCATTCCATGCAGCGACCTGTATGGCGCACCTTGCGCCCCACCAGCTACCAACCCCAACAAATGCGTTAAAGGTGCCTTCTGGCGGATTATGTAAATACCAAATTGATGTCGTGGCCTGCGAAGTTTGCGGCTGCGCGTATAGTAGAGACATTGCTGCGCCATTGAACGTAACCGTCCATCCAGTAGCGGTCGAGGCAGTCCCCTGTAGTATTAGTATTATGGTCTTGTTCGACCCCGCGCCAACCGTGACGGGCAGATTGTGCCCAAACGGTGACGCGCTATCTAGTGTCCCTGCCCATTGTGCTACGCTGCCGGCCTGTAACGATGGTTGCATGCTTATCCCCTAACCGACACGCGCCTGAAATCTATTGACCCAATTCCACCAGTGAATGTTGAGGCGATGGTGTAGATAATTAAAAAATTGAGTGACGTTGGGGTAGTTCCCCCCGTCCGTTTAGTTGTATTTCGCAGCACGTAGGTTTTCGACAATGATGCTGACGGCTCGAAATCTATCGATACCTGCGGGGATATAAACTCTGTTGTGTTGGCCTGAATGTAGGTGCTTACGTTAGATATTTGTGTTGTGTTTACTGCGTTGAGACGTATTTCAGCGGAAACGTCAAACTGTGCAGGGTCAATCGAGGACATTGCGCGGCCTTGCAATGCAATCCCGGTGTTAAGGTGCTGTCCGCTTGTAGCCGCTGATATTGCGACACGCTGCCACGGCGTTTGATTTGCATCGCCAATATCCGCCGCGACTTTTGAGCAAACTGCTGTCATGTTATAGCCGGTTACACCAGTATTATTTGCCACAACCCCTGTAACCGATCCACCTACCGATCCACCAGATCCGGCCATAAATGGGTTAATCACCCACTGAGGATGCGCCGGGTAAATGTCTGTCGGGTCTGTTATCAACGGGCTAGGCTTCCCGGCAAGTTCTGCGGCCAAAGCAGACGCCAGCGCCGCGCCACACACCGCAACCCCTTTGTGGTTTAGATGTACATCATCTACAAAATACGATGCAATCTGCGACCCGTCGGGATTGCGTAATCCAAGCGAGTCGTTCACGAACATAAACCTGCCCGGATTCGCTGCGGCAAAAGCCGCAAGCCACGAATTAGCCGCGATTGAGCTTGTATTTCCTGCCACGTTCGATACTGGTGGGACCGATAGAATAATCACCCGTTTTGCGTATGTCGCCAGCGCATTACATAGTGACGTTGCCGCCGTTGTTGGAAATGCGCCGCCGCCTCGTATATCGTTTGTTCCGACTCGACTAACCGCGTAACCGATAGAGCTTTCGCCAACAGACGCCGCGATTCCCGCGAAGCCAGGCGAGCCAGCGGTGTACAGGTTGTTCACCCGCGACAGAATATCTGCAACAGTCTCGCCAGAAACCCCACAATTTGCCAGCAGCTTGAGCTTACCCCCGTTAGCTCCGTTGCCGGTGTAAAACGGGGTCAACCCGTAGCCTGCTGCCGTTAGCGAGTCGCCAATCAGGGCTGCGTATGAGTTTGCATTAAACCGCCCCCCAGCGATCACTCCACCAGAGGCACATCTATAGGAATCGGCAACCGGAGAGGTCATTTACAGAGGCGCGGTGTAGGTGATGCTAGTAACCGAGATCGTGTCACCACTGGCAATTGTTGTACCGTTAGTCATGTTGACGTCTGAACCGGTAGTCGCAACGGCACAATGTAATTGAACCGACCCGGCTGCCGTTTCAATCGTCGCGAAGCCAATCGTCCCAGCCGTCGGGGGCGCATCACTAGCAATTGCGCTGTTACTCACAACACCCGCCGCGCCAGCCGTTAGCGATCCAGTTGCGGTGTTGGAATGCAGGACTGTGGCGTTTGGAGCATCTGCGGTAGGCGTCCCACCAGAGGCGCGGAACTTGACTTTAAATCCAGCACCAACCGCTGTAGCCACCGCAGCGGCTATTGTGGTGCGCAAAGCTGCGACGTGTGTTACTGACATGGTGTTTCTCCTTCTTCGGGCGTTTCAATCGGGGTGCAGACCAGATCAACAGTTTCGGTGAGCCCGGTCGCTGCTCGGGTGATTTCAAGCGTCATGGTCATGACGGCGGGTGCGGGTTGCAGGTCGTTCATTTCAATCCTCTACGGGGCAGTTGTTTCGTTTGCAGTAGTCTTGCCAGGCTCCAAGCTTGTTGGCGTCTTCGGCTGCAAACTGAATGAACTCTCGTTCACAAGCCACTGGTTTTTCGACGGCTCCATCATCCACCGGGACACTGGCGGGGCTTTCACAAGCGGGGGCAGGCTGGCACAGTTCGGGGTGGCGCAGGCAGTAAGTAGTAACGGCATTAGCGCGGATAGCAGGTACTTTGGATTCATAGTCTTTCCTCACTTCTTGGAGATTCGTCTCGCGCTGATCCGCAAGCTCGTTGAGTGCCTTGAGTTGGTCAGCTTGCGCTTGGGCGACAGTAGCCTTGAACGAGGCAAGTTCATCCCTCTTTCCAAGGTACAGATTAGTAGACAAAGCCAATAGCGCCGAGAGTATCGCGATGATAATCCAGGGTGCTGCTTTAATCAGGGCTAGTGGATTCATGCGACTATTATACCTCTTTTTCGGAGTCGGTATTAACTTTTTCGTACCCTTCCATCTTGGTACCTATACACTCATTCAAACTCTGGCACCCGTGCGGACAATCGTACGGGCGTCGAGCCGGTCTATCAGCTCTAGGAACGTATCCGAGACAGCACCTCGGCTGCTCAGTTTGGAGGAGTAGTTCGGTTTTCAGCATAGATCTTAAATACCCAACCGGCGAATAACGTGGCAGGAGCCTGTGCCGCTGCAATTATAGCGGCAGTCTCCAATCCAGCTAGCTTGCTTGAAGCCGCAAACAACATTCCCCACCTCGCCACGTCCATCAACATGTACATCGCCAGCGCCATCAGAATCGTAGCTCGCACATGATGCCGCTCCAGTACTTCCTCTATCTTCTGGCTGATCATACATATTTACCTCAAGGATAGAATACTCGTCGTCCTGACTTTGGCGCTTTAGTGGTCCAGTGACTCCAGTGAAGCGTCGCGTCCGGATGCTCGATATAGATTCCACATGATTCAAGGCGATCAAGATTAGCCAGACACCATTTGTCAATCGATCCGTCTGGGTCATAGCGATCCACGGCCAAGCCCTCTTTGTGGCTAGACTGCGGAGCACCCTGTGGGCAGTTCTGCGGACGGAAACCTCCGAAAGTAGAGCCACTAACTCCGTTGCCGGTTACGGGATTGTCGGGGAACTTCACACCGTCGGATTTGGCCAGAGTTTCAAGACGGGAGCACGCCACTAACAGGTTAGCCGCATTAGCTTGACGTTCAATCGTCCAATCCGGTGATTCGGCATGTTTACCTACATATTGCGTCAGCGTAATCATTCAAGCTCCCAATTTAGTTTTAATCGCTTGGATCAGACTATCCCACACCGCGATAGCGATGAATCCACAGAAAGCGATGAAGGCCCATACAACCGTAGACTGACTTACCTTTTCCATCATGCGATTGCGTACGTCTTGACGCTTGATCAAGTTGTCCACAAACTCGGCCCTCAAGATCATGACCTCCACGCCGCCCAGGTTTTTCAGTAACAAGTCAGATTGAGCGTCGCGTTCGTCTTCGCGTTTGGCATGAGGTATAATCACGGCGGTCAGTCGATTGATACTGTATAAGATAAGCCTATCAATTTCTCGACGGTCACCCTTGAGGTAGAGTTCAATTTCTTCCTCGGTGAGTACGTGGGGAGGAGTTTCTTGACTAGGCATGATTATTACTCGGCAGTGATTTGGACTTTACGCATCCCGATGGTCTTGCCATCCGGACCTTTAATGAGCTCGGTAGGCGCATTCATATGTTGCATAACAGCCCTTAAACCTTCGACGGTGGCGGTTAGAGCGTCCCCGGTCTTGGCCTTCTCAAGCTGACCTAACATATCTTGCATCTGCTTCATCATGGGGCTGAAATCGGGAGCTTCTGGCGCTTGCGCCGGGATAGCCGCGACCTGGTTTTGCAACTCCAACAACTTGAGCTGAAGAGCCGTTTCATTGTCATCGCGGTTCTTCATCAATTCAGTCATCTGGTGTTGTTTGTTGTCGGCCTCATTCTTGATCAACTCGATTTGCTGTTGCATCGCGTCAGCCTGTTGTTCAGCTTTAAGACTGATAGCTTGAGTCTGAGTAGCAAACTGATTCTTCAACGCTTCAATCAACGGAGCCGTCTGACGGTCTTGCGTCTCGAGGTCTTGAGTGAACTTCAATTCATTGTCCTTACGACCCTGCTCAGCCTTGTCGACTTCCGTCTTGCGCTGAATCTCAGCCATGGCGGCTTCAAAGGTCTTCTGAATAGCGGGATCAACCGGAGGCGGAGGCTGTTTGCTTTGCACGATCTTAGCCGCTTCCTGAAGGATGGGTAGGAGACCTTCCATCGTTTTCGAGTTAGCTTCCTGAGCCTTCATAGAGGCTATGAGTGCTATCTGGTCCGGACTCATGTTCTGACCTTGCGATTCAATCATCACGACCATCTGAGCCGACTGAGCCGCGAAGCCGTAGTCTAGTATCAAGTGGTCATTGACATGAGCCATTAGAGCCGCGAGCTTCTGTCCGTCTACCTGACCCTGAGCAATCATAGGTTGCATGATGAACATCAGGTGACACTTGATATGGGCGAGGTGATCCTGAGGCTCTACGGCCTTCAGCATCTTACCTTGCATGATAGAGATGTTCTCGGTCACCGGATCAGCCGTCACCAACTCATCTGGCTTCGGTAGGAACTCATCAATACCTTCTACGCGCAGCAACTCCAGCATACGCCGACGCATAGCGACTTTATTCCACGGTATTGAAGGATCTTGTACATCCGTTGAAGCCAGTTGCATCACGCTTTGCATTTGAGCGAAGCGTTGCGTTTCACTGAAGATATTGGGATCAGACACCGGAGCGATGTCGCTGCTGTCCAGGAAGTCTTCAGGTACGAGGTCGAACTTACCTAGGTCGGCGAGCGCGTGTTCCGGATAGTCGGCTATCAAGCGGCATATGATCTTCAGGGCTTTACGCTGGGCGTCGTGCAACCGTGCGTGAATACTGGAGAAGACCTGCGAGCCTTGTTCAATCAGCGCCAAGGCTGTACCGACAGGCATGTTAGCACCCGCGTCTGCGATACGCTCTTCAGCGGTAGCGACGACCCCCTTGGCCTGGGCCGTGATCCAATCTAACAACTGGAACAGGACCGCGGATGGCGGGTTGAACGGAACCGGCATCATCACCTTACGGATGTCATCCGTACCTGCGGGAGCTTCAATCTCGGTTACGGCCGTCATGTCTAGTGAAACATTCTGCCCACTCGACCGACCGCCCTTCAGTTTAATAGCAGTAGGGGCGTTGTTGATATGGGCAGAATCTAGTAGAGCGCGGAGTGCGCCAGTCAGTGCGGCCGCAAGACCGCCAATCAGGTGTGGGAAGCCTATACCATAGGCACCACGCCAGGGGATGAACTTGTCTTCTACCCACCAGTCCAGGCGTTCTTTACTCTCGTCACTTTCTTTCCAATTGCGATAGATAGCACAAATAGACCCCGAAGGCTCATCAATGTGAATAACGTAAGGAGCAATACCGTCACCTTCAACATCCCAGTTGCAAGTAACTTCGTATATAATACGGCATCCGTCTTCATTATACCCACTGTCCTCTTTGCCTTCGATCTTGGCCGTAGCCTTCTGGGAGGCGGTCTCTTCAACCTGTTGATCTGACTGACCAAAGACGTCCTTATAGAACTTAGCATCAACATACTCTTGAATCTTCTCTTCCGTCAGGTCTTTTTCGTGAGTGACTCGGTTAGACGCGTAGAAGGAATTAGCGGAGTACGGCAGATAGACCTTGTCTACCGGCACGAATTCCATACGGATACGACGGCCATCAAACCAATACTTCTCGTACTGGGAGCCTCCGAGCGGGAGTTGGGTGAGGAGCGTTTCTTTCTCGGAGCGATACTCAGGCATGCGCTCTACGAGGTAGAAGTTCAGGAAGTCACGCTTCTTGCGCGCCTTGTCTAACTTCAGTGAAGTGGCTTCGCCTTGAATCTTAGTACGGACTGGACCGTTGCTCGGGAACAGTTCCTTGATAGCTCGGGCTGAGAAGTCTACGCAGCCTTCAGCGAGTACCGGGTGAACGACCTTGGCCGCTCCATCAAACGTCGCGCCGCCTGGAGCGTCATCGCCCAGACCGGTACGCCTGATTCCTTCTTCTTGAGCGGCATCTCTAGCTTTTCTTGCCTCTTTATCTTTTTCTATTAAATCTATCAGCGATGTTGAAATAGTATTTAGCTCAAAGTTACTCATCGACTCCGCTAAGTTACTATAGAAATCATCAGACGTGACTTCCTCTTCTTCAGGTAGATCAGTGATTACAGCTGAGCCGTCAGCTAATTCCTCAACACCTTCAATATTAGATTCAAGCATTTTGTTTTACCCTGTCATAGTAAGCCGTCAGGCTGCGCGATAGCTTTTCACACGTTTCTGCGCTAACTTCCCTACCACGCATTCGGTCTGACAACTTCTTTCGCTCTTCGGCGTCTTCATAGCGACGTTTAGCAGCGGCTGAAAGTTTCGCTTTGGTTTCTTCTGATACTATTTTACCGGTGAGCTTTTTCGCTATCTGTTCTCGCACCCCAGGTTGAGCCATTCGACTAGTAACAGCTACAGCGATTTTATCTTTCGCTCGCTGAGTCATAACTTTGCCGGTGTTGAATGCTGAAAGTATAGCTTTGGATTCATCGCTCATCACGTTGCCGGTAACACCTTCGCCACCATCCGTAAGGTTGTAACCGTCAGGCGCTTTAGTGTTAAAGACCTTGATCGCTTTCTTTTCGGCTTCCTTAAGATAATCCCACCCGCCAACCGCTAATGTTTTGACTTCCGGAAGACCGTGTTTATTGATAGCGTGGTGAATTGCGAATTCAGGACGATTTCTTGCAGAAGACAAATGCTCTGAAAATCGAGCGTGAGCGCTCTGTCGGGTTATCCCTACATAGGATTTGCCGTTAGGGAAGTCTAGTCTGTACAATTCAGCCATATCAGTTTCCCGATTGAATTGCACGAATTATAGCCGATAAATCAGCGACCGTTTCTATTTTATTTGGGCGGACACGGCCACCTTGGGCGAACCGCTGGCCAAATTTAGCCTGTAAATCATCTATCTCTTCTGGCGACAGATACTCATTGATAGTGTGTCCGGCTTCGGTCAGCTTCTGCTTTTCCAGTTCATTGAACGCATCTTGACTACGACGCAACCCCGTATTCTGCAAGTCTCCCACATCACTCCACTTGCCAGATTTCACGAAGTCTTGGACCATCGGTAGGTATTCAGGGTTAGGAGCGCGATTTTGCTTACCTTTGATTTGGACGATGCGAGGTGAAGATTGAGATGGATTAGCTTCTAGGAAGTCGTCAATCTCAGCAAAGGTAGGGTGTCTACCGAGTTGTTGTTGAAGCGTCTTGACGGCAGTATCTTCGTCATAAGGTGTTGAATCCACTCCAGTCTCAATAGTCACATGAGGCTGACCCTTCGCATCTCTCAGGGAATAGATACGCGAGCGTCCGCTAGCCACATCATCGCAATAGCCTCCCACGCAGTGACCCATAGTGTCGCCTTCGTATTTGAGGGCGTCGCGTAAGGCTGCATAACCTGGGCGATAAGTGTCGCTGATTGCGTCTGGGGTATCTCCACTTAGATCACCTTTCAACTCCACCCACTTCAACCCTTGCGGATTAGGAACTGACTTCTTTATGATCGAAGGATCAAGCGCAACAAGTGATGGGTGTTTAGACATTCCATCATTAATCAAAGCGCTGTCGAAACCCTGATTACGTAGCTCTTCCAGCATCTGGGGTGCTTCCTCAAACACCGCGTTGTCCCCTTGTTCAAGGTACTGGCCAGCCGGTGTTCCTTCTTGATGGATACCGAGCATCTTAGCCACGTTCTCTACGTCCGTGTCAGTGGCTGAACGTCTGGGTTCTAGATGATGCTGAGTTACCTTACCTCCGAAGTTCTGGCTGAACAACTCCGCCGCTACCTTGTCGGGCGTGAAGAAGTTACCTTCCCCGGCTCGGAAGTACTTACCTTCAGGATACTCTTTGTGCAACACGGTCGCCGCGTTGTTAGCTCTCGCTTGATCGGCTTCAGCCTTCATCGCTGCTCGCCAAGCGTTGATGGCCGACACACGCTCCACGGCCTGAGGAACTGATACCTTAGAGAGTCGGTCCGCCGGGAACTGCAAATGGCGAGGTAGTCCCGATTCAGGATTGATCGCGTTAGAGAGTTCGTCGATGAGGTGATTGAAGCCGAGGTTGTTAGAAATCGAGTTGTCCTTAGGAGACAGCACGGCCATCTCTTCCCCAGGTTTGTAAGGATTCGGATGATAGCTTTTACGGAGCATTGAATCGGATACGTTCTCCCAGGTTCCAGCTAATGGCGAGGTGTGCATCCCTTCCTTTGGGAAGCCTGATTCCATTCGAACTTCTTTTACGAAGGCCGGAGCGTTCGTTCCCCATATCTCACGAATAGAAGGGTCGTGGGTAATACCCTTCTCCGCCAAAGTCCTGATAGGATCTTCCGGAGTCGCCATCTCGTTTTTGATGTACTTAGCGAGAGGTTTGTCGATCCATTGATTGATGGCTTCTTCTTTTCCAGGATACTTTAAAGCGTTTTCAACAGCAGCGCGTTGAGTCTCTGATAATTGGTCAGCGTACGGACGTAACGCCTCTGGGTTATTCCAGCCTGTTTTCTTCAACCCCTTCAAAGCTCCTTCCACGGACCCTTCCAGCCAGTTACCTCCCTTGTTCTTGATCACTCCTCCCATCACGGCGAGCGGGGAAATACTCTTAGCGAGCATCGCCAGCTTAGTCGGTATCCCTGAGCCGATTAGGTCATCAGGACTGATCATGGGCGCTTCAAGCCCAGGCTCTACTTCGTATTCAGGTTGCCAACGCTCGGTAGAGGGAGCTTGGGACATCACTGAGGCTTTGCGAGAGGTCTCCGCTTGTCTCTGAGGGAGTTGGGCTTGATAACGAGCGAGGACGCCTTCAGGACGTACTGTACCGCCAGAGGCGAAGGCTTTGGACCAAGGATTGACAGGTAAGGAGGGCATGGAAGCAACCTTGAGTAAGATTGCTCCCGATTATACTTTATTCTTCAGCCGAAGGCAACTCAACACTCTTCCGAGGTTTGCTGATAGGTCTCACGGGGTACAGCGAGCACTTGGTCACGGCGCAGGCTTCCACTTGCTGACGCCAGTTGCCTTCACCCTTCGCATTCTCATCGTAGATACAATCTTTGCAATGCGCGTTTATTGCACCGCGAAGGCTTAGCTTAGGTGCTCGAGTGGCTGTCTCGCCACCTTCTTCGCTTTCGTCTTCTTCCTCAATAGCACGGGTTAGGTCATTCATAGTTATCTCCTGTAAAAGTACTAATTATACCTCGTTAACTGGCGTATGGATTCATTCGAGCGGATTTAGATTTGTATTCAACCTCCTCAATTTCATCCTCATCGGTCTCGGGCATCTCCAGCTGTCCTCCATCACGCAAGAACGTCAGGGCCTGAGTGTAAGTATCCACGTAGTCATCGTGTTCAGCGTTAGGGAACAGCTCCACTTGATTGACGAAGGGTCTTGCCCAGGTCACGAACTTACCAGCGTCCTTGTTTGATTCAAGGATGTAGATGTTGTCCAACTCATGCACGGCTGATACCGCATGGGCGCGAGCGATCTTGGACATCCGTCCTGGGTTGTACGGCACGGCCGGTATCTTGGCTCGTCTCAAGTCTTGAAGGATACTGATACCTGACGACTTGTTCTCCACCAGGATAGCGTCTGCCTTCTTGCCTCGACGCTCATCGGTCTTACCGTACAGTGAATGCCAGTCCGCCAAGACCTTCTTGCGGAAGTCAGGATAGCCCAGGTGATCGTCCCAGGCATCTAGCAAGATAGCCCCACGTATTCCTCGCTCCTCGAAGATGCCCCAGACGGTACAGGCTGACGGGTCATTGCTAGACGTCGCGTCGTCATCGTAGGCACCATCGTAGCTCTGCACGACGTACTCGAAGGCGGGGAGCTTCCACTTGACAGGCCAGAGCTGGAAGTGTTTGATCTTCAGGATACCACCACCTGCCGGAGCCGGTCTCTGTTGCATCTGCCCGGCATAGGCCTGCTCACCCAGGGCTTTCTTGTAGGTCGCCACCGTGTTGGGTCCGAAACGTTCAGGGAACATCAGCTCCCCTTCGGTCTTGCGTGGGTCAGTGAAGCCAATGGACGTACGACACGACCGAGCCTTCTCGTATTCCATAGGTAGCATCAGGTGCTCGTACCCCAGCATCTCTTTCAAGATAATACCACTGGGATCCTTCTCGTGTAACCGTTGCATGATAACCACGATGGCCGACTCGTCATTATTGACTCGAGTGGGTAGGGCTTCACGGAAGGTGGATTCACACGCAGCGAGTGCGGCATCGCTGTTAGCATCGTCTACGCTCAGCGGATCGTCTAGGGTGACGCGGTCTCCCCGTGAGCCGGTCATTGAAGTGAAAGCCATCGCTTCCCGGAAGCCGGTCTTGTCATTCTCGAACTTGGTCTTGGCGTTCTGGTCTCCCATCAGGAGGATTGGCCAACGCTCTTGATACCAGTCGGATTGAATGAGGCGTCGGCATTTGATGTTGTCACGCACGGCCAGGTCTTGCTTGTGAGCCGTACTCAGGAAGCGCATGTACGGCATATTCAACGGACCCCACTCCCACGCTGGCCAGAAGACGTTCGTGAGTAGGGACTTCATTGAACCGGGCGGGACGTTCATCAGCAACCTGAAGATGTCCTTGTCGCTCACGGCTTGAAGGTGTAGGCATATAGCGTCTAGTGCCCAGCCCCACTTGAGTTCAGTGGAAGGCTCTATCACCTGCCAGGCTTGCTTGACGAAGGCTGACAGGGAGGCTTCAGCTTGGCGCACCTCTCGCTCACGGCGCACCGCATCCAGCATAATGATAGGGCTTACTTCACTCATCGCCCATCTTCTTCAGCAATGATTCAAGGGTCTTCAGTTCTTTCTCGGTCAAACCCTTCAGCGCCTTAGCATCTATCTTAGGAGCCGAGATGTCCTTGGTCTCCAGCTCTTGTCGCACGGGCACCTTACGGTGTACGTAGTCCATCAAGGTTCTTGCCGCCGTGATACGATCCCCGGTCCTCACGTTCTCGCTACGGTAGGTACGCGCCAGGAACTCCAGCGGCATCTCCCCGGAAGCCTGTAGCCAGCGCACGGTCGCCGCTTGAGTGTCGTCCAGCCCATCCGCTTGACTAGGTAGGTCACCGGCTTCAATATCCAGACCCATCGCTTGATTCAGCATGCGACGTTCCTTCTGTATCTCGGGTGCCAGCGCACAGACCGTGTCGATCATCTGCTGAGTCTCGTACTCGAAGATCCATTCCTCCATCCAATGGAAATGTTCAATGTCGTCTTCAAAGCGGAGGGTCGGACGATGACCCCAGACCTGCTGAACCTTCTTGTACAGCTTCGTTGAGCTCTTGATCTGTTCAGCCTTGGGCTGAGTCGCCAGGGCTTCGTCTATCCTCTTGCGTAAGTGTAGCGGACAGGCTTCGTACCAGGACCAGGCGTTCCACTCTTCAATCGGTGCATAGAAGCTGATTGGCATCACGACGCGACGACTGACGAACTCCGGATCGATACGGTGCGGGAACATAGTGCTCCAGAAGGCGGCTCCTTGCTCGTCTCCGGTAAGCGAGTCCCACCACTCCCGAGTGTATTGACCGTCATCCGTCGGAGTAACCGAGGTGGGTGAGAACGCCGGAACGCGGTATTGCGCAATCTTCACTCGGATGTCCAACGGTAAGTAGTCATACTTCGGACACGACGGCGATGGGAAGGTCGACAAGCAATGCCGATTACGGTAATTCAACTCTCTACTCATTCAGTATCTCCTAAGCGCTGATTACGCTGATTGCACTATTATACCTTGAAACCGCTCCGACACGCCAAAAACCACCCGTTTTAACAGCCCCCACATGCCCCTAACCGAAAGTATTTAGGGGTAAATACTTTTAAGTGACCAGGGGGTATAGTCGGAATTAGGGGGTATACCGAGGGGTCAAAACAAAATTCTATACCCCCTAGTGAACCCCCCATGACCCCCCAACTCATTACTCTATAGAGCCCCTCTTTTTAGGGGGTATAGGGGGTATAGAAAGAGAAGAAGATTAACCGATAAAAACGTAAAAGTTAACCTCTGTATTCTATACCCCCTAATGACTTATACCCCCTAATCCTCTATCCCTAACTCTCCATAGCTTTCGTTACCCATTTTACCATGCCCCCAATACCCCCTAATTTCTCTTCATACCCCCTAATTCTACTGCACGATGGTTTCCATCCGATAAGCTGACCGCTTCTCCACCGTATAGCTCACCAGTCTCCAGAGCACCCCTTCTTTATCCATAAAGGGGAAATCTTTCACGGCATTCAGGGCGTATCCGCATCTAAAATTCAAGTCTTGCTTTGGTCGCTTACTCAGGATATTCACCCAGGCTTCTTGTTCAGACTCCGGACCGATATTCACCGCTAAATCGGTCGACCTAAAATACTTCCCAGTCTTACTCAGCGGACTCCGCATTCCCGTTACCCACAGGTGATGGACAAACTCCAGAAAGCTATAACGAGACTCTTCCGCCGAGTCTATTGTGCGATCTTCATCCTCCATGGCCGGAGGCGCAACGTCCATGTGACAAATCATCATTACCGTACGACGCACCATGTAGTCCCACATCTTAAATCGGTGATTCGGTTTCCAATCTCCGTCCCCTTGCTCCATCGCCCATTTGATCATACCGATGGCGGCAGAGACCATCTTAGAGCGGTTTTGCAGCGTGTGTCCTACCACGTCCATGTAACGGAACTTGCGATTGGGATCGAGGTTGGTTCTCGCCAGTCTAATAAACACCGAGCGGGTTTGTAGGTCTAGTGACGGAGCGGTATTTACCCCGTTGAGGAGGAACATAGTATTGTTAGGTACGCTACGCGTCTCATTCGTACCCAACACTCGGAACTCGGGATTGGTAGAAGTCAAGGCTTCCGTCAAGGCGGCACTGCGGAACTCTCCGTCGTGATTATCCAACGTCACCACACGCCGACCTCGGGACAAGATGGCCGAGAGTTGCTTCTCTTGCTCTTCGTCGTTACCACCTCTAGATAGCTGACCCAGGGACTGTTCGACTCCCGCCGAAGCCGCGATAACTCCGCTCAAGACGCTCTTACCGTCGCTGTACTGCGACGACGTAATGACGTACATAGGACAAATGTCTAACACCGGGCGGATCACCGCCGTCAAGATAGCCGACAGCGACGCCGCATAGTAACGTCCGGCTCCTCCACCAATGAAAGGAAAGTCTATCAAGACGTCCTTGATAATCGGAATCGCTTCGTCCGGGAACATCGGCTGCACGGCGAACTCACAGGCCGAGAACAACTTCAACTCCTCATCGTATCCCCAAGCGGAATCTATGATACGACCCGAGGAAGTAATCAACGGCGTGTTACTCACTCCTCGCAGTTCCGGGAGCATTCCCTTGTACGTCGCGGGATCGGATATTTCCATCGCCAGGGACGTCGGGCACTTGATGTCTTGGTCATTCAAGATACCGGTCGCCTTGTCCATCACGGATTGGGAGAACCGTATCTCTCGCGTCAGCCAAGACGCCGCCGTGACCCCCTTAGACAACGCCGTGATATGGGCTTTCGTACCGACCTTGTTCACCACACAGGCTTGCCCGGCCATCTGGTAAAACTTCTCGCTTTGGACCATCGCCGATAGAGTGTGGTCTATCCACAACGGTTCTTTAGAGGTAATGATCTTTACGGCAGGGCGAGCGTCGTCGATCTCTTTACTACCGAACTTGAACGTCTTACTCAGCCACTTGCAAAGCGCCTTGGGCCAGCGATCACTGTTATATAGGTAACCGATACCGGCAATGTTTTCCCCTTCCGCATGGCGTGCCCGAGACGTCTTCAAAGACGCCAACCGATCCTCGATACCGGTCTGGCCGGACTGATCGGCGATGTAGCGCACCGACTTCTCTATTAACTCGTCGGGTATCCCCGCCGCGATCATAAATCCACACCAGTACATCATGTCTTCGTGGAACTTACCGCTCTGGAAGTGTGCTACGGAATGGAAAGAAGCCTTGGCGACCCGAATGCACTGATTCAAATAGTCCCGAGTTGTTTCCGGGATCGGACCCTTAGGAACCTGAGTGGAGTTACCTTCCCACCGTACACTATCAATTATATAACCAAGCTTGTGGTCTACTATCGTACTCGTAGGTGCCATCGTCTGGCCGCCATTAGTGCGGAGTTCAATAGCGCCGTTACCCGTAGGACGCTCCACCGTGATGTTGCGCCCTGGGTCACTCACTTTGTATAGCCAGTGGGCTAGCTGTTGTTTACCGTCACCATAGTAGCGACCGAACTTGAATGGCGTAGGTGGGAGGAACAGTGGGAGGATGTCTATCAGTTCCCGATCATCAATATCGACATCGCAGATGTTATTGCCGGTCTCGCCGGTGATGATACCTATGTTATGGTAGCCTGTGAAGTCCGTTACGTGAGGAACCGGACGCTTTTGCCATTCATCCCCCACCGGCGCTTTCAGTCCGGGGTGGAGCATCACCGGGCGGAAGCCTGATTCAATTAGCTGGTGATAGGTAGATCGTATGAGTTCTTGATGCTTGAGTTGTTCGTAACCTTCTTCCCTGAGTCTTGATTGAGCCTGAGTTGAGGTCAATGCCTTCGGCTTCATCTTTACTACATTCGTATTCATGTTCTTATCCGGTCGACGTTATCCGGTTATGGGGAGAGAACTCCCAGGGAACATCTCCCCAGGAGCACTCAAGTGCGGTAGCGATCCGCGAAATGGTGACCGGAAGACACCACCTCTCAATTATGCGCTCTTTTGATTCAAAACACCAAGTTGATTAAAAATGTTCTGCGCAGCTTATCACTTCGTCAGAAGTGTTCTTTCAACACTTCAGCATACTTACCTCGTTTGCGTATGGTCACGGCTCGAGGTTCCGGGAGACCCCAGCACATTACCTTAGCTCGCTCGGCACTTCGGGGCGCGTCGGCTCCTCGCAAAGCAAACCACTCTTCAGCCATTTTCCTAGCATAGCCTCCGTATTCAGGACAAACAAATTTATTCGCACTGATTATTGCGCCTCCCGTAATTTGACATTGATATACTACCATGAGTAAGTGAGTACCTTCAATGCTTTTGCTTTGCAATACGACGTAAGTCATGCCTCGGACTATTCCTTCCATACCGCCGGGAGAGGCAAGCATAGGATCCAGGTCGGTCACCTCATCAACGGTCTTGATTTTGCGAGCTACTCCGGGCTTCGGCTTAGGAGATACCTTCGTGACCTTGCCCGACTTGGTCTCTTGGTAAGCGTCTTCCATACCGACGCAGATACCGCCGTGGAGCGCTAGGTTACCCGAGTAATCTATCACCAGACAGTTTTTCTTACCGGCAATCGCTCTAGTTCCGCGACCAAGCATTTGCTGCCAAAAGGAAAGAGACGTCGTGGGTCGGATGCAGACTATGCAATCCAGCTGTTTGAAGTTGAACCCGGTACTCAGCACGTTGACTGAACACATCACCGGGAACTTACCCGCTTTCCATGCGTCCAGGCGTCCGGTGCGGTCTTCCGTATCGCCGACGACTACCGAGGCCGGTTTTCCGGCTTCCGTAAACATCTCAGCAGCGCGTTCGGCGGTAGCTACCGTGGGACAGAAGACCGCGATGTGTTTCCTACCCGAAGCCAATTCCTTGACGCTTTCCACTACCGCCTTGAGCCACGCGTCGGTCTCCAACTCTTCTACCGACCGTTGGTCAAACTCCCCGGCGAGCTTTTTGAGCTTCTTAGTGTCGAGCGTGATATTGGCATTCACTCCGATGAGAGGCGCTAGGTAGCCTTCCCGCACTAACTCTAGTATATCCGTCTCGTAACACAAGTCCGTGAAGTATTTCCCATCGCCCCAGACCGGACCGTCCATACGGAACGGGGTAGCCGACAAACCCACTCGGTAGGCGTCTGGGAAGGCAGCGAAAGTCGTGGGGTAGAACTTGGCATCGCTGTCACGTTCGGCGCACAGGTGACACTCATCCACAATAATTAGATCAAAGGGCACGATCTCCCCTCGCTTGGCAGGACCGTACAACGACTGAACACTGGCGAACAACACGTCGTGCCCTTTGTCCGTCCGCTCAAGTCCGGCACACAAGACGCCCGGTTCAATCCCGGTCAGCGCGATAAACTCCAAAGAATTCTGTTGGACTAATTCTGCCACGTGGGTGGCTATAAGAACGCGTCCGCCTTTCGCCAGGATCTTTTCCGCCAACCGAGCGATGACCAAACTCTTACCGCTGCCCGTGGCCATACTGACCACCGGATGGTCTCCTCGGCGTAAGGCTTGCCAGACCGAATCAACGGCTTCCTCCTGATACTTTCGTAATTTCATGTTGTTCCTCATTCAAGGTAAGAACCCACCTAGAGCCTCCGAGAAGGGATTATCGCGTTTGCTTAGGTATTGCTATAGCTATTCAGTCAATCGCCAAACCTCGTAATTCAACCTATCAGGCTTAGGGATAGAGCATACCATTAATTATAGCGTAAAAATAAATTGCCATGGGGGCAAAATAATTGTTGCCTTTTTCGATTCAGTGAACTATAATAGGTTCAGTTGCAC